TCTACCTTTTATGTGTACAGGATTTTCATTCCAGCAATAATTGAAACCAGATACTAATGTTGAAAACTGACACTGAGTACCTTCAACACCATTATCAGCAGCATCAATTGGATCAAAGATTGTTTTTGCTACATATGAAACGTATTTTTCATCGACAATCTCATCACCAATGATGGCCCATATCAGACCACAGCTTGCATATGGTATAGTTCCATCTTCGTGATATGCTTTCTGCTCATTAGGAAAATGATGATCAAGGAAAGATAGATCAACATCAATATGCAGTACCTGAGGTTCTGTCTCTAGATTTCTAGCTCTTGTAAAAGTAATAGGACTAATGTTTTCTAGTCCGCTATTATTGAGGATCTTTCTATAGACCTCTAATAAGGCCAATGCAAAAACTTCATCAGCATGGAACACTGGTCCATCGTGTACAACAACTTTACCAAATTTCATACCTTCAATAATTTTCTGTTTTGCAGATTCTTTTGTTAAACCAAAACCTTCTAAAAACTTTTCTAATGTCATAACTATTTCCTCCTAATATTATAAAATTTTTATAGATCCTATATTCAGTTGTATGTAATAATGAACTTACCTTTATTACATTATTAGAATATATTATCATTGTTATTAAATATGCGATAATAAGAGAGGAATAATTTATTCCTCTCTTATATTATTTACTTATTTTTATTATCAGAATCTGGTATGATTTTTGTTTTTAACTCATTAATTTCATGCAGTTGTTTATTATAAAACTCATTAACAACCTTAATAGATTCATCAAATAATTGTGATGATGTATCACCATATCCACTTATATCTGATATTGCAGGTATACATAACCTATTAGTTCTCTGAGTGATATATTCATTAACTGCATTAATATCATTATTATACTGAATATTATCAATAGTATCATCAACTATATCAGCAACATTATCAATATTATCAGCAATTTTTATTAATTCAGCTGCATAGTTTTTTAATTCAACTGATATATTATGCAAATCATTCGCAATTATGGATACATTCAATCTAGCCTCTGTTCTACTATATAGTGATTTTAATTTTTCCAATCTTTCTGTATTCATTATATTATCTCCTTTTATGAATTTATTATATCCAATATCTTAAATATATTATTGGAAGTTGAATCTGTATTTTTGAAATTATATGCCCAATCTGTATATCTTTCATTTGTGAACATTCCCAAATATCTTCTGAATGTCATTAATGTTATAAAGTTGCATGCTCTATTGAAACATTCATTATGATGTTTCAAGAATTCATTAGTGACTTTACTATTATCATGATATGGTATCAATATATCATTTTGATATTTGATAAATGGATCATCAACTGATAATGTATATTGTTTATAATCCCCATATAAGTCAGTAATAATTGCTTCATGGTTAATTATATTTAATTTGAGTATGCTATATTGAGTTGCATCTGGATTGAATGGATCATATTCTCTGAACATATATTCCATATCATCTGGTCTACTATTCCTATATATTCTCAATTGAGTTTTATCATTAGCTTGTACATATGGTACTTGTAGATATTCCATATCATTGATGACAATAAATGGATCAATAAACTTATCAAAAGAATCAATGATTACATATTCTTTTACTCTGATTGCCATTTCCAGAAATTTGATAAACATTGAATCAATTGCTTTTGAATTTTCATCTAATTGTATATCATCATTAATAGAATGAGTTTCAAGACTATATTTATTAAATGATACCATCTTCCTGATTATACAATTATCATTAATAAAATTATATTCTCTTACCATTAATGAAAACTTCTTATTTACTACTGATATTTTATACAGAGTATCCGATTCAGCTTTAATATAGAAAGAATAACCATTAACCTCTCCAATGTATGTGGATGGTTCTAATAGATTTATAATGCTTCCATTTACTGCCAAATCAATTAAATCTTTATAAGTTGTCATTTTTATTTCCTCCTTGTGTTTGTTATAATTGTTATATTAAAAGAATATATAATTAAAAGAATAGAGGATTAATATCCTCTATTCTTTTTTATTCTCCTTCATAATTTGGATCTTCTTCATTAGGATCTCGATGCTTAAATAAATCTAAATGTTTATTCCAATATGCTTCTTTTAGGTTTATCGTACTTTGTAATATTTCACATCTTCTTTTATTCCATTCCATAGCATGTTTCATCCATTCATCAACATCTTTTCTATATGATAATTTTCTACATATTTCATCCATTTCGTCATGTAATTTTTGAGCATTTTCAATTACTTCATTTCTTTGTTTTTTACCTTCTTCTTCACTAATTCTACCTTTATAGACATCTTGTTCAATATCCATTATCTTCATAATGTCAATATAATCTGATATTGGACTATACATAAAACTCTGAATAAATTCTTTGTATACCTTAATTTCAACATATGTACTATATCTACCAGCCATAATTAATACCCCCTTAAAGTATTTATATTAATTATCGGTGAAAAAAAGAGAGAGGTTAATCCTCTCCCTTAAGTTCTTCTAATGCATCATCATCCCAAGCATTGGTGATAGATGCAATAGCAATTGAATTTACGTCATCATACGGATTTTCCCCAATTTCAAAGAAATCTCCAAGACTGTTAATGATTCCAATAGCATTATCAGCATTAAGCTTAGCTTTGTTCAGTGTATTAAAGTCACTGACAGATTTATCAATCAACTCTTCATCTGGCATCAAGTTAATTGTATTCTCTAATGTTTTTGCCACTGATAATAATATTGAATGGATCGCCTGTAACTGAATCTTAGAATAATTCTTTGTTGTCATTGATTTTGGAGTATCTGACTTTGCCTCTGATTTCTTAACTTCCTCATTGGCAAGCTTTCCTGCCACCCATGGTGATAAGAAGTCTCTGACCATCTCAAGAACTGAAGGATGATTTCCACCATGCCATGTAGCTTCTGGGCCATCAATAAAACTATTTGTGATCGGGACATTAATCAATTCACCATTCTTGATATTGCCAAGTGAATCGGCAAATCGAATGAATACAGCATCGAATTCCTGCTCAAAGAAAAACTTAACCAACTGCTGATAATTGCCAATCATGTTCTTTGTAAGAATATACAAACTACATGTACTATTGGTTTTATCAGTATTAGCACATGCGATATAGTCATAATTGTCATGGAATAATGTAGTTTGTTTTGATGACAGGTATTCAAAATCCTTGGCAATGACATCATCTGATGCATTTGAAAGTTCTAATGTGTAGTAGAAAAGATCAATCATTCTTAAATTACTCATATTATTATCCTCCTTAGATAATTTAAAATTTTTTCAGTATTCAGTTGTATGTAATAAACTTATTATTTATTACATCATTAGAATATATCGTTAATTATTTAAAATATTCGATAAAAAGAAAAGAGGGTTGTTAACCCTCTTGACTTCTTTCATCATAATATGGTGATATCTCTGTAATAGCCTGAGGTAATTTTCTAGATTTCTTCGCTGCAATCTTATTCATTTTCCATTTACATAATACTGCAGCAATGGCTTTGCGTGTCATGAATCCAGATGCAACATCATCAGCATCCCATTCCTCTTGTGAGTTTGTAAATAAATAGTCAATTGAGAAATTTTCAATTACCATTACACCATAATCATTAGCACCAATATCGTTCATAAAATGAATATCTAACGTGCCATCTGATGGAACAAATACAAATTTTGTAATCTCCTGATATTCATCTATTATATTTTTCATATATAAATGAAGAATATAGCAAGGTTTTTTAGCAGCATCATAGTATGCAGATATCGCAGATGCTGCATATTCATCAGAATCATCAAACAATTTGATTTGTTCACCTGGTTTATTATTAACTAACTCTTTTGTATATAGATATAAATCAGCAAATGTTAAATCAAATAAAGTATCTGATAATTCATTTTTAACAACTTTCATATTTTTACCTCCTTAGGTTTAAATATTATTTATTAACTACATATATAGAATATATAATCTGAGGGAAAATAAATACGATAAAAAAGAAGAGGGTTTAATAGCCCTCTTCTACTGCCTTTTCTTCTATAGTATTATCTACTTTTATGTGTTCTTGTAACCATTTACAATCAGTTACTTGATCATTATAGAATATATTTATATTTTCAAGTGCATTATCATATTCACCAGTTGTTTTATTTCCATATCCATCCATATTATTTATAGCTGGAATTTCCAATCTCTTTGTACGTTTTGAGATATATTCCTTTGCGATAATAACATTTTCTGGTGATTGAATTTTTCCAACCATTTCATCAATATCATTTGCAACATCATCAAACTTTGTTGCTAATTCTGCTAAAGCAGATGAATAGTTTGCTAAATCTACAGCAATATCATGCATATCACTGGCAACTACTGCAACATCCAATTTTGTATTTAACATTTCTGACATACATTGCAATCTCGTAATTCTTCCTTGATCAATCATTTTATTATCCCCCCTAATATAGAATAGTTGCTCTAGGAACTATATCAATATCAAAACCACCTGCTTCTTGCCATGACTTTAACATTTCCTCAATGACAGATCTAAGTTTCTTATTGTATGGCTCTCTAAGGAAAGTATCCCATTTAGCTCTTGCCCCATTTATTTCACCATAAATATTTTTAAGTCTCTTACTATACTCTCTACTATATGCATATTCTGTCGACATTGGATAAATACCTTCTTTGGTTGGTATACAAAGAGTTCCATATATAGATCCTGATTCTGTATCACATAAGAATACTATTACACAGATTTCTTTAAATGAATCATTAACTCTATCATTTACATAGATTGCAAGTATGTAAGTTGCTTCATGATCATTTTTATAATCTACAGTAGCCCATGTCCCAAATTCATCATTTCCATTTAGAAATGGTATTGGATTATTTTTAGTATGATCTTGAATAGAACCAGATGTTTCATAAGATAACATATTCTTTGTGTAATCAAGTAAGTCCTTCCAAGTTAGATTTTTAGTCATATTTATTTCCTCCTTAATATGTAATATATTTTTATTTCTTATGCTTGGATAATATATCATCAAAATCAATATTGCAATTAAAGTTTATTTCTATTTCTTCAGGCGAACTACTATCTTGCAATATTGTATTGCTTGTTGGCATTATTTCAGTAAGTCCATAATATCTGCCTTCTTTATCCTTAGCTATTAACATATCATCATTTGTCATTCCAATGATTTTATATTCCTCTGTATTATTAGAATTATCCATATTACTTTTTGCCCCTTTACTTTTTGCATCTAATTCTTGAATATACAATTTATCCAAAAACCTTTTAAATATCTCAATAGCATGAGATCTTGATTTTAATGCATCATTATATCTATAAATATATCTAGGGCCTGTATCTCTAACATGTATTGGTAAATCATAAGCATCAATAATATCATTAAAACTATAAACTCCTGGTAATGGTATAAATTTACTATCACCATCAGTTTCAGAATATGGGTCATATGCAGCTATATAAGTATATATAGAATCAGTTGCATAATGAAATGATATTTTAGCATCAATTTTATATTTTTCATCTTGTCTTCTTTTAGACAATGCTTCAAGAACTATTATGCCACTATGTATGTTTAACTGATATGCTGCATATACATAATCACAATCATTATATCTAAAATGATACTGATGATCACTATAATGCGATGTAACCATATGAGGTTTGGAATTTAATAATTCCTCAGTTTGATTGAATAGATCAAGATAAGTATATTTTTTCATTCTATTATTTATCTCCTTATATTCATTATAATATCTTAATAGTCTTGGCAATTGTTTATGTATGAAATATCTCATATCATTCCCATCTATCCATAGACACCTTATTTCATCAACCATATCTACATTATGGAATTCGCCTAATTTACCAATTTCAACAAATTTGAATTTATTAGAGGATAAATAATCTACTAAATAAACAAACATTCTATTGGTTTTATGATGAAATGAAAATCTAACCATTGGTACATATTTATCAGAATAAATTTCTTTATATATCTCTAAAACAATTGAATTCATTGGCATTACATATGCAATTGCTAGATATTTTATTCGTTCATGTTCTGATTCATTAATATTATCCGAAATTAATTCAAGTTGTTTATCACTAATATGATCAATAACTTTATGAGATTTTGATACTAGCAATTCTTTTGTGAAATTATATAAATCTCCATAAGTAAAAGGTTTAAAATCTTTTGTAAGGGTATATTTATCTGCTGCATCTATTTTGTGTTTCTTCATTATAATAGTTTCCTCCTTAATCTGTATATACCCTTACATATCTATATTTCCATTTATCACATTTATATTTATCTCCTTCACATGATAGAATTGTATAATCACAATACCACTTATCAGAATCATATGGTTTTATTTGATATCCCTCATTTGCTAAGTATGACATAAATTCATCTTTAGTAATTTCTCTATCAAATGTGAATGTAGTATCATCATATCCATCCCCATAATATATTGGTTTATGATAACACTTCTTATCAATACATTTAAATGATAAACTTTCTTCATGTTTTGTTGGGATATATTTGATAATATCTGCTAATTCATATACTGAACCACTTTCTGTATGTAATGTTAGCAAATTATCATCTCTTGTTGTCTCCATAATACGAGTAGTTATCAATAATACATTATCAGTAGATATATCAATATATACTGCTCTCTTATCTTCTGTGAGAGATATATGGAATATCTTACCATTTAATATATCTCCTCTAAATCCTTCCATTGGTTTTGTTAGTGTGTACAATCTCATTATTTGCATTTCCTTTCATTATTTATTCTTCATCATCATATTCAACAAAATCAGATTGTTGAATAAGTTTGATTCTCTTAGTTGCATTGGCTTTTTCTTTACCTATTATATCTATATCTGAAACTAATGATTGTAATGATAATACCTTATCAAGATTCATATCATCAATCAATCTTAATCCATTATTCTTTGCAAATGGATGTGCTAAATATGTAAACTTAGCAAACTCAGCTTCAGATTGATCTATACGTCTTCTTTTAACTACACTTAGTTCCATAAACTTATCATCAGTTCCTGGTTTATATGTAATATTACACAGACATACGAAATCTGCTGTTTCGCATACTTCCCATGCTGTACCGATATGCTCACGTCCAACTTGTTTTAATGGATCTGCTTTACCTAATCTAACAACATTATCCATTATTCCTGCAGCTGCTCTATTTAATTGATGAGCTGTAATTACTGGAATATCCAATATTACAGCTAAAGCTTTTAATTCATTTGAAATATGATTCAATTCCAATTTCTCATTATCGGGAGTTGGAACTGCAGGTGCAATTCGTTTCATATAATCTAATACAATTGCACATACTTCCATATTCTCATCTCTTAGATCTTGTACTAATGTAAATAGATCATCTGTTGATATTTCTCTATATGAAAAGTATTTCATTACAATTTCTATATTAGATTTATTTTTAGGCTCTTTTATTAATTGAGCTTCTAATGAATTACTATTCTCATCTTTTACAGTTACATCTTCCTTCAATACCTTTGTGATACCTAATACATCACAAATCATATCAGTTGCTTCTTCTTCTGAATAATTTGTCATAGGTTCATCAAATTCCATATTCCATAATCTTTCAATAACTTCAGTAAAGAAATTTTCCATTGTAATATATAATACACATGGTTTCATTCCTGGAGTTCTTGGTTGATAATCTGGATTATATTTTCGAATATCGATAGCAGTTTTCTGCAACATTATTGATTTACCAGAACCTACTGCTCCTGCATATACATATAATCTTCCATTCATATAAGCTGGTGATAATAATGTATTTAATCTTCGAATACCTACTTTGAGAAGATTGCTAGATGCTGTTAGTGATTGCATTGTTTGAGATATGGAAGTTCTAACACTATCTGGATCACTAGTATTGAATGTTATCTTATTAGCTACCAAATTTGTGTTATGTTGAATATCAAGTAATGATTTAGATACTAAGAATAATCTATCAACTATTTCTTTGAATGCTCCTGGCTTGTCCATATCAATATCATCAAGTAAATCTATATACTGATCTTTCAGTGCAGTTATATATCCATATTGAAGTGCTTCTGCAATTAAATCATATATTGATTTTACTTCAGGAGATGTGATAATATTTGGATCATTAATAGACGAATTAATAATATCAGCCTTAATGTTATCATACTCAGGTTCTCTTTTAGCAATTTCTGCTATAAGTTCAGGAGTTGTATATCCATCTAGCCATTTTTTAGATACATATTTAATACACCATATGTATGATAACAATTCCTGGTTGTTAGAATATTTAGTTACGTCGATATTATTAAATAGGATATTAATATTTTTTACTGCTTTATATGACCGGAATCCTGGATGTTCCATTAATAATATCTTCATTATATTTTTTAAAATCGGTCTTTTAAAGAATACAGATATTTTATCTAATTTAATATCTCCTACTTTTTTAAGATCGGACTTTTGTTTTTTAGTTGCCATGATGCTACTACTTCCTTTCACCATTTAATAATTTTATAATAAAATTTTTTAGAAAAGAGGTTATGAGATATGAAAGATATTAGTTCTTTATTTCTCACTGCGAAAGCAAGTGGATCTCAAAAGGATGCTCTTGCATATTCTGAATGTATTCAAGACTTGTATCAGAATAAACCTAGTGAATATATCACAAAACTAGAATATATAATTCAATCTAATACTGGTTTAAATACATTCGATTCTTTCATTGAGAAATATGGTCTTCCAATATGTGCATATGATCATGTTATGCAGTGCTTTGAGAAATGTATAGATAAATGTAAGACTAATAAGAAAGATTCTTCTAAATATGAAGAAGAAAAAGAAAAACTTGAATCTTTCAAGAAGCAATATAAGAACTGCTTCTTGATGTATGAATATTATCAGGATAAGTTAGATCCAAAATACTTCGATACTTACTATGGATTCAATGAGAATGGAATTCAGAAAAAGAAACTTATGGCTGGTATGATAAATCAATTTGGAGAATCTGCAATTCCTGATATAATAATTACTGCTGATAAGATTGGCGATACTGCAATATATCAAACAGTTAAATATATTGAGTCATCTGATAAACTTGATGGTATTGCACATGAATTGATATCAGAATCATTTAAAGATATCAATATTAAATCAGATGCAATTACTGAGAAAGCACTTTCTCCAGTAGTAATGAACATGATTCAGAGACATAATGCTCAGTTTACTGAAGCAATGGCTGTTCGAAATGATAATGCTGAGTATGATTATACTGAATCAGAAATAAATGCTATTCAGGATTTGATTTCATTATATGAATATCAAGTATTATGTCTTGAGGATGCTGATGAGAAACAGAAGTTGCAGAATACTATTTATTCTTTATATGAAGAGCTTGATGGTGTAATTGATGAATGTGGAAATATTATCAATTATAATGAAGGAAAGATTCTAGATAAAATCAAAGAGGTTCATAAAAAGAATAAGGAAAAACGTGGAGTAAAAAGTGAAGTATATGACCGTTTCCAGGATCTAGTAGATCATATTGCTCATATTGTAAAAGGCGAGATTAATTATGAGATAAAAGGATTTAATAACAAAGCTAGATATTTTGATAGACTTCCAACTGATCCAAGTATAACAGTTACTGTAGGAAATGATCGTGAAGATATTTATGGTCTTAGTGCAGCAAGAACATTAGTCGATGTTATGATGGCTGATAAATCTGAAGGAGATTTCTTTGAAAATTTATTCTTATTTATAAATATTGAATTCAAAACTAAGAGTTCATTAACCAGAGGACAGAAAACTGATATCAGAAAAATTCTTGTTGATTCAATAAAGGAATCATGTACTCAATTAGTAAATAATAAAAAGATAGCATTGGATTTATCTCCTGAAGTTCATTCAGCAATGAATGATGATGTTAGTGGTAATAAAAGAACCACTACAAATACAACAACAAAAACTGATGCTGATGGAAATGTAGTAGATAAAAAAGTAGACATAGTAAATGAATATAAAACTACATGGACCTACAAGATATATGTCAATAAGAGCATTAAAGATGATATTGATTTTTCGGTATTTGAATCATCTGATATAGATGAAGAAACTGCTGATTCAGTAATACCAATGTTACCAGCTAATGAGTCTGAATCATTGAGGCATGTCAATACTAGAAATAAGTTTTCTGGAGAAGCCCCGACATATTTGTCAAGTAATCACAATCTGAAATATGGTGAAGACGATTCAGATGAAGATAAAACTCTTGATGATTATAGAAGAGCATCAGCTGATGATAGACCTGAATCAGATGATGATCAAGTGGATGAACCTGATGTAGAACTTGATGATACTGATGGAGATACTGATACCGATGATAAGATTAAAACAAATGATGATGACAATAGGGCTATTAATAATTACTATTATTATACCTATACCAATTCATTGAATAGGGTTAGCAATTCACATAATCAGGCTAATAGAGATAATCATTCAGTTACAAGTTCTGATGATCATTCAATGAATAAAGGATCTAATAGAGATAATAATAGAAATAATAGATATGGAGAAGATACTCTAACTGAAGGATTATTTGATATATTTAATCGTACACATAATCAGGGAGATCCAGCATTTAGCAAAGCTAATGCAAATGCTCAGAATGAAATCAATCAGTTAAAATCAAAAGGTATATCTGATAAAATAATCAGAAAGCTAACTAATGATGTTCCAAATCATATTGAGATGTTAATAGATGATTGGAAAGTAGATGATGCCAATGATTATCTCAAATTGCAATTTGATGTAGTTCCTGGAAAAGTATATGATGATTCAGGTACTAATATAGGACGTGATTTCCAGTATGTACCAATGGCAGCATATTATTTTTCTGATCAAATTTCTCCGTATGTTGGTAATATTATCTATGGTGGAAAACAATATCCTGATATTCCAGAGACAGAAGCATATATTGGCTTTGTAGAACCACTTCAGCAATACATTAATTCATATGCTGGTGAATTAGATGATAAACCAACTGGAAATATATTAGCTGATATTAGAAAATATAATATCAAAGGTAAAAAGATATATCTGAAATCTAATGGTCAGATTGGATTTGAACTTGATAGTGATATTGATCCTGAACATGAGATTGGTATTAACTATGATGGAAATAATCCTGAGCATAGATGGACAGTTGGTCAAGGTGATACTGCATTTGAATCAGTTGCATTTAAAGAAGACGCTTCTGATCAAAAACCTGAATCAGATCATCCAATTAAAGATACTGCAATGGATATTGATAGATCTCTTGGAAAAGTTCAGCAAGGAGCTAAGAGAAAAGTACAGAATGTGATCAATGCTGGTACTGCAATTACTAAACCAGTAAAACGAACATACCAATGGATTACAAAACTCGTATATGATTATAAAGATAAAGATGAAAATCGTATCAAAGAAGATATGGCCGATCCTAAGAAACGTAGCGGATTAATGAAAGCATTTCGTGAAGCTATAAGAATAGGAGCACTTGCTAAAGCAGGGCTTTTGCTAAATCCAGTATTTATGTATCTTAATATATCTAATAAGATGAAAAAGAATGATAAAGAAAAAAGAATTCGAAGAGAGATTATTGGAGAATTAAGAACAGAATTAGATATCATGGATGAGAAGATCGAATATGCTAGAAGTCATGGTGATCAAAAGAATCAATATCAACTTATGCGTCTGAAGAATGAATTGCAAAAGAAACTTGTTCGTGTAAGTGGAGACGATTCTGGTGGAGTACCTAGTATGTGGAGAGCAGGAAGTCATAGACGTTTCAGTGAATTAGTCTAATGATTTCTAATATAATATGAAAGGAGGTGAATTAGGAGTGCCAACAGATAATATATTTGAAAGATTTTTATTTGAAGCTCCAGATGATGATCCACCTGATGATGGAGGAGCTCCGCCAGATCTTGATGATACTATGGATATGGGAGATACATCTGATGCATCTAATGATGATCCACCACCAGATATTGACGATGGAGCCGGAGGAGAAGGATTTGATACATTTGATGATCAATCTGATGATATGGGCGATCAAGGTGGAGATGATCAACCAAGTGAAGAAGATCAATTAAACAATATGAAGTTAAATGAAAAGATATCTGCGATAATGAATATGAATCTTTATCAAAGATATCTTTCACTATTGAATAATATATCAAATCAACTTACTATGATAAAGGATAATAATGACTTACTGTCATCAATCTCAAGTGAATCTTTAGATGTAGTAGAAGCACTGAATAAACTCGACGAGAATATTCATCTATATTTAAAGAATAACTTTATGAATGAGGACTATAGTAAGAATTTACTATTCTTTAATAAGTGCATAAACTTATTAAAACTTTTGAATGATTCTTTTAATGACAAAGTACATAAAGGAATTAGATCAATAAAGTAACCATATGTTAAAAATCTACAAATCTACAATCCAAACAAAATTGTGTTAGGTAGTAAAATATTTTAGTAAAGGAGATAATAAAGATATGAACAGACAGGGAAATGTCAGCTGGTTCTATGAATCAGCAGCTAACAATGGCAACAATGCCTATGTTGCACCAACTTCATCATTTGGTGCTTATCAGCAAGATAGCAATTTCAAGTCATTTGATGAAAAATTCAATGATCTTTGTAATGAGTATAAGGAGAGTGCTGGTATTGATATCAAGAAGGATATCACAGCAATGCTGTCAGATAAGGGATTCATGGAGGAGTATAAGCAGAGTTTGCTTGAGCCTGTATTTGAAGCTTATCTTGAGCAGTGCCCAAATGATCCTCATGCTAAGTCAGTAATTGATAATGTAGAGAGATTCTGGGATACAAAGGTTAAGTCATATACTGAGTCTGCTTCAATCACTGGTTTCCTTCCAATTGCTACATTGGAGTTCCCAGTTCTTGTTAAGCAGTTCTTCTCTTCAATTATGAAGGATATCATTGAGGTTGAGTCTGTAAAGACACCTAATATCACAAAGCATGTTAGAACAACATACATGGTTGATAATCAGACAGGTGAAGAGTATGAATATCCTAGGTGCATGTTTGATGGTACATGGGAAAAGCTTTGGGAAGCATCTAAGGGTCATAAGATTCGTGAAGAGGTAGTTCCTCTTGATAATGGTAAGCTCTATAAGTTCCCTATTGTTGAGAAGCTTACAGATGGTGTTCCTGGAATTGATAAGCTTTCTTTCAATTTCAAGATCATTGCTATTCAGGTAGGTGGAGAAGTTGTAAATCTTCCTGGAAATGGAATCACAGTTGAGTTCTCTACAAATGGTACTCTTGTTAATGGTGATCTTAACTTCGAGCATGATGGAACTCAGATTGAGGATACAATTGCTGGTCAGGTTGATTTCAAGAATGGTACAGTTTCACTTGCAGCTACGAATGGTCAGGTTACAGGTGTTGTATTCCAGGGTTATCTTTCAAATGAGAAGAACCTTAGAAGTATCTCAGTTCGTGAGAAGAGAGATATTTTGAGATTCACAATTGAAGATGGTCCACGTTGGAACATGCCATTCTCTATTGAAGAGATTGAAGACGCAGCTGCTCTTCTTGATATTAATTACTACAATAGAATGGTAGATGAGATTACTCGTACACAGGAAATGCAGGAGTGCATGACTGTTATCAAGTTCTTGAATGATGAGTTTGCTAAGTTCAATGGTGTTAAGACTGATACATATAAGCTTGAGTCTCTTGCTAATACATATACAGTTGATATCAAGGCACCGGATTACTTCGCAGGTGATCCATTTGATTACATTTCAAAAGCTATTCAGTTTAGAATGAAAGCTATTATTCATCAGATTGAAGAGACAACAAAGTTGGATGATCTCTCATTTGTTGTATCTGGTAACCCAATGGCTTGCCAGTTAATAGCTCCATTCACAAGCTGGAAGATTTCTCAGGGTACATCAATTGGTGGTATCTCTGTAAATGGATCATATGGATTTGCTACAGATATGGGAGCAAATGTTCGTGTAGTTGCATCTAACCTTTATGATGCATATACAGTTGATCCTACAGATGAGACAGGTAAGCGTGAGCTTGTTCTTAACATCTATGCTTATCCTACATCACCTGATAGAATTACATTCCGTCATCTTAAGTATACATCACACTTGATGACATCTCAGAACCAGACGGCATATCAGTCAACACAGGCTCCTGGTGGTGCATATAACATTGTAACTGCTACATCAAGATTTAAGGATATGAGCATTCAGGGTATTCAGGCTAGACTTGTTATCCTTAACTCTGATAAGGTTTATGGTTTAGCTCCAGAGATTCCTCCTATTGTTGGATCTCCATGGCTTGAGCCTACAGCAGCTGCACAGCCTTAATTAGCTTTTTAATAATTCCAATCATCCTCCATTGGATATTATTATGCCTATACGATTCGGAAACTTGCCGTAGTGTAAGAGGGTGCTTCGGTACCCTCTTACATTAGCTTTTGCCTAATTACTATTTTATAATTAGTAAAAAATCTTAGATTATAATAAAGGAGGAAACTCGATATGGCTAAATCAAAAGGATTAGTTAAAGATGTATTTATGACTGATCTTCCAGAAGATATTCAATATATAATTACTGATGTCAATAAGATGATATCAAATATAATTGATAATACATTGAATAATAAAAAAGCATATGATGATTTGAAGAGTTCTAGTTGGGCTATGAGTTGCTTAAAAGATTTCAAAACAGCTCCTTCTGCTAAAGGAGATGTTGGATCTGCTAGAATATATAAAAGAGGAAATAAATATGATACTATGATACAGGTTACTGGTCATTTCAGAAACCATCAGTATGGATGGATTGAAGAATTACTTCATGATTTTGTACGAGATGTTCATCAGTCTGTAAAGACAGAAGTACGTAAACGTCATAAGCTGACAATTAAAGATGAAGGTACTGGTGGAGATAGTAATGAAGGATTTGATTTGTATCTAAGTAATAAACAGTCAAAAGAGTTATGGGATAAATTTGAAGATAGAAAAGCTAAATTTATTTCTGAATCATTTGATCTTATTGATAGTGATGATGAGGATGATGACATTACTAATTTTAATGAGAAGTCACATGGTAAACTAAAGTTTGATTATCGTAAAGGATATGATGTAGATACTGGTCATAAGATAATGATTGTGTATTCACTTGATAATATCAATATTACATTTCCTGGTCATGCACATGGGTTAGACTATAGTGATGTTAAAGATAAACTAGATGATCCTGAAATTCAGAAGTTAAATAGAGAAGCTGAACAGAATATTGCTAAGAAAGGAAATCTTGATCATCAATCATATGGTCAGAAGATATTGGCTATCAAAGATTTAGTTACTAATAAAACTCTTAAGAGTTGTAGATATGTAGGATTATTTGATCCTGATCACAAACATCCTGAAGCAATGAAGTTAACTGATGAGCAGATTAAATATGCTCAATCACATTTCCATATCTTTTCTATTAAAGTGGGAGATGTTGAGACAGAAGATCAGAAGAATTTCAAATCTTCTAAAGCATATAAGATGAATATTGTTGGTAATGATAATCTGAATGAACCTAAGATTACAATTGGTGAGAAACATCTTAAATCAGGTAGAGGTGCTAAGTTGGATGATATTGACCCAACCAAGAAACCAATAACATACAATCATCCATCTGCAAAGGATCTTAAAAAGAATCCTGATCACTACACAAAAGAAGATGTAGATCTTATATTAGATGCAATTAATTCTCAAGCTTTCAATAATGAAGAATTTGATGAAAAATCACATGGAAAGTTGAAATATTCATTCAGAATGTCAGTGAATTACAAAAATGGTCATTTTATAAAAATTGTATTTGATTTGAAACCAGAAGATATATCACAAGTAGGTACTTTTGATGATCAAGACTATAAAAATTTTAATTCATTTTTAAAAGATAAAGAAATAATTAAAAATATAAATAAAAATGGATCAACTAATTTTTCTGGTACTGGAACTGTAATGGGAATTGTTGATATGGATACACATGAGAATTTAAAAACTGTATCGACTATAGGAATACTTGGCGGATCTCAAACCACATTTGAAAAATATCTACCAAAATCAAAATATTATGACAGAAGCAAAAATAATTTTGGTGAATATTTAAGAGCTGATAGAGAGAAAATTGCTGCTGAGCTTAATTTAAATCCACCAGATGCAATCACATATACAGTTGGTGAGAAATGTAAAGTTCCTGTTTATAGATCAACATTGGCATCAAATACTATAAATGCTGTATTCAATAATGAACATTCTCCATATGGCAAAGGAGTTAAAGGTGGCTCTTATCCTAAATCTAGCGTTATAAAAAGCAATAATTGGCATGGAAGAAATAGCGATATATCTGTTAATACTGCTATTAAACAATTAGAGAAAGAATTTGATAACGTTAAAGCAATTGCTACTAAATATCCTGATTTACAAGGAGATGTGGATAAAGTTGAAAAAGATTTTGATTATGTAAAAAAGGAAATATCTAAAAATGTTGATGAAAAATATGGACAATCAATATCAAATCCAACATATAAATATTATCATTACTATTTAAAGAACGACATAGATAATTTAAAATTATCTATAAATCATAAAAAAGGAATATGGGAATCAATAGATATAAATTTATATGAAAAAGATAATATTGATTTTGAAGAATCTGCTGATAATTCACCAGCTGTTCATAATCAGGGTAAGAGAATGTTAGCTGCTCTATCCAAGGAATATATTGGAGAGAATGCTAAAAAGATTAACCAGTATGGTGCTAATACATTTGCTAATATCATTACCAAGAATCTATTACCATCATGGGGTGGAGCTTTTAGAAAGTTATCTATACAAATAGATACTAAATCAAATGGTATTGTTGAGTTTAAGATTCCTACAATGTCAATTGATTTCATCTCTAGATATATTAATGGTAGAGAACCACTGGAAGCATTTCTTCACAGAGTACCCGAAATTAAAATACGTATGTCAGCTGATGTATTCAATACAATGAAAGACCCTAATGATGCTTATAACTTTTTCTTAGCAGCTGTTAAGTATTATGATATTAAAGTAAATAAATATGCTAATAAATTAATGGCTGAAGCAATGAGAATGGATACAGCTATGAAGCATCTTATATCAACTACTAAACTCAGTGGATTAGTATCATATTCATTACAGTTATTATTTATATTTGATAAAGTGGATATGAGTAATAATAAGACATTTGAAATAGATAAATCTGATATTGATACTGTAAATAAGTTCTTTAGGAATATCTATACATCTTATGCTGACCCTGAGAAAGAAAAGAATAAGGTACTTAAAGATCTCAAAGATATGGTTAGTTCATTGACTGAATCATGTGAATGGGATGATAATATTAAAACCATATCATATCTTCCAGAAGAAGTTGGTAAATTGTTTGATGGAAAGTATAATGAAATGATAAAACATTATACTGATTTATGGTACAATGAACAAATCGACTGGCAAGATATGAGAACTACTGAAGGACAGTTAAAATACATTAGAGAAAAATTTGGTGTTAAGAAATTGAAAAAGATTCCTAAGGATATAGTTGCATATATTCAAATTGAAACTGAAGCAATTGAAACATCAAATGATAAAATGATGATTGCTTCTTATTGTTTATCTAAATTGGAGATTGTTGAATGGTATATCGAATTGATAGATACAGATAATAAGAAGTATATAGTTCCACATACACGTGCATATCTTGTTGATGTTAGAACTCAATTACTGAAATGCTACAAAGAAATTATGGATACTAAGATTGATAAGAATGCTGGTAAAATAAAAGTAAGTGATGAGTATTATATTTAATATTAGAAAGGGAGATAAAATATCTCCCTTTCTTATATAATGAAACTAAAGGAGGTATTACAATGGAAATATCTTTTGAAGACATTAATTATTTGGAAAATTTCCAATATACTAGGGACTACTTCGAAATGCAACAAGCAATAGCACAATATAATCTATATAGTATGTATTTAGAATCACTTCAGTTTGGTACCAATAATTCTGATAATGAAGCTATTACTGGATCAACTTATTTTGTAGAAGATATTAGTAATTTAATAGATAAAGCAAAAGCTGTAGGTAAAAGGATATCTGATGCATTTTTCAAAGTAGTAGATTGGTTTAAAAGTATATGTAGTCGATTTGTAAATTGGATAAAGAATGTAGTTGGTAAAAATAAAACTAACACAAAGGAAGAAACTGTAACACAAGCTAAAAATATTATTAATAAGATGGATAAAAATACATCTATAAAATGGAATACTACTAATAATGATGATGGTGTTGATATGGACAAAGTTGAAAAGTATATTGATAAAATATTAAATTCAATGTATGATAAAGCAATAAAATATAATCCAAAGGGATCTAAAGCCAGTGATATTCTCATTAATGCATGTGAATTGATTAATAATAACATTATGCCACAGAGTAAAATGATATTATCAAGTATTTATTATAGGCTAGAAGAAAAAACTTTGGCTGGTGATTTGTATAAAATTTCTGATAACAAGGAAGCATTTTATGATGCAGATATTCTATCTAAAATACAATCTCAATTTCAATTTAAAGTTTCTGATGGGATTAAGTCTAATTATAATACATTCGGGAAAACCATAGATATTGATAAATCTATTAAAGAATATTTAGCTAATATAAAATCTGATTTATTTAAATGGATTAATGAAATTAGAGCATTTTATAAAGATGAAATACAGAAATTGGAAGCTGGCTTTAATAATGATTCAACTAATACTCAATCATCTGATAATAACAATTCGACAAAGAACAAGAAATCAGTAGCCATGCAATTATATGATATTCATATGGAAGCTAATGAAGATTTGAATATTCCATTTAAAGTTAATAATCTCAGTAAAAAGCATTTTTATAAATACCCTTTCAATTTTACTGAAGCCGAACTTGGGAAAATTACTGAGGAATTTTATAATGATATGCAATTTATAGCAAATGAGATATATGATAGCGATGGTAAACTTAATGAAAATGAAATAATTGGATCTAACTCACTAATTGCTGTATTACATGGAAATATGTATTTAGAAAAATCAGCAATACCATCTGAATATATTGATTATATATCAACACTTGGATTAGATTTAGGAATTAAATATGCAACTAGATTATTAGATTCTTATTTAACCATAGTAACATTAAGAGATATGCAATATGTAGAATCATTACGCCAACAGATATCTTCAATATATGCATACCACAACATTAATGAAGGTGATGATGGTATACCATTATCAATTAATTATGTGGAATCCACAAAAGATTTTGATAAAATCAAAAATGATATGTTCGCAAATATACCTGAATTGCGAAATCAATGGGATTCTTTTAAAGATACTAGAGATAGTGTTTGGATAGAATTGAATAAAAATCCACCATCACGAAATGGCTCAAGTATTAATATTGATTCAGAGCAATCATTAATTAATTATATTACCAAAGTTGGTGAATGTACATCTATATTGGCAAAATTAGTTAATAAATATAAAATTTACTGCCATAAATATATGAAACTAGTTAATATTTACATACAAAATAATTATTAGAATAGAAGAGGGATTAAATCCCTCTTCTATTTTATAATCTTTCATTCAGGAAATCTATAATATTGCTAATAAGCAAATCGACTACTGATTCTTTGATTCTACATCCAGCAGCTTTTGGATGTCCGCCTCCACCAATAGGAGCAGCTATCTCAGTACCTATATTGAAATCATCTTTTACAGATCTCATCTCAATTGTTTGTGAATCATTGTAGAAAGATACTTGGAATATGATATCATACTCAGGATGATTTGCCAAGAAGCTATTTCCTATTTCAGATATATTAGCTCCAATGATTGGGAAGATTAATAAACACTTCTTTCCTTTTACATCAAATTTATACATATCTTCTGGAACTAGCTGTGATATAATATTCTTTTCTTTTTCGATTTTTCTGTTGATAATAAACTTAACATCATTACTGCATTCAAGATAGTAGTCTGGTTCAGATGTATCATGACTTTTCAATGTTGATTTTTCATAATTATCACAGAATAAATCCATCTCTAATAATATGAATAATTGAAATAATTTCTTTGCGGCAATATTGTTAGTCTGTTTCCACTCATATGTATCATATGATCTAATCAGATCTACTATATAAGCAAGCCAATCATTTTTCTCGAATATTCTTTGTCTTCTTTCTGATGGATAGAAGTGATCCATTTCATCTATCTTTTTACCTGATTTTAATGCTAATTCACCTATTGAAAGTAACTCACAGAAATGCTGATATAATAATGATGTACCAGATTGCATAATTCCCAATTCGTTTTCTGGCACAATGTGAGCATTCTCTATAATATGCTCAGCAAAGAAATTAGACCTATGATGATCATAGATAATAATCGAATTTGCCAAGAATGGAAATTCATTTATAATCTTTAATAATGTTTCCCTATTTGGAGATATATCAGCAAAATAAATATTTGTTTTTGCACTTATTTTCTCTGATGCAAGTGATTCTACAATTGTATTATATGCCACTTCATCAATATTGCCATTGCTGCAATTTAATACATCATAGTCAAGACCTTTAAGATACTTAAGTGAGTCATACCACAAATCAAATACAATTCTGCATCCTGCTCCATCCAAATCGTCATGTGTAAATAAAATAGCTTTTAACATTTTTTATTATCCTCCTTTAAATTATGAAATACTTGTTTGTTTTTACTTTCTATATAAATAATATATAAATGAAAGGAGGAATTATAGTTGTCCGACATAAAAAAGATAAATGGTAAGTATTATGACTTCGGATGTTCTAATGAAAGTTTCTTATTGACAGCAAAAGAATTAAAACAATTAGGTGTTAAGAATTATTATTTCATGCTAAGAATAGATAATCCTAGAGTTGCTGATATAGATCCTTTTAAGAAAGATATAACTAGACAAGAAATAGAAGCACTACTCCAAGAGTTCAAAGGAAATATGTGGTCATTTATGAGAATGGCAGTTAGAATGAGAACTGATAAAGGAATAGTTCCATATGGACTTCATAGAGGATTAGCAGCTGCATGTTGGTGTTTTGAAAGATCACAAGATAACTGTTTATGTGAGCCACGACAAACATGGAAAACAACTGGTATTATAGCGGGTCCTATTCAATGGGCTTTCCAATTATCTACTAACTTGAAAGGTCATTTCTTTGGAAAGGAAACTGATAATACAAAACGAAACTTAGCTACATTAAAAGATGATATTGATCTACTTCCAGAATGGTTAAATTTTAAACGCTTTATGGATGATGATGGCAAGATGAAAAAAGCCAGACAAGCAACTGAAGCATTACAAAATAATTTATTCCATAATAGTATAGAGATACATCCTAAACCAACATCACTATCTCATGCTCAAGGTATGGGACGTGGTGGTTCTGGTGCAATATTGTATTTTGATGAAATTGAACATACACCATTCGTTGGAGAAATTATTTCCAACTCGGCTCCATTATATAAAACAGCATCCGAGAATGCTGCAGCTGCAGGTAAGGCTCACTGCCGTCTGTTCAGTTGCACACCTAAAGTGAAATTTGAATTATTTTATAAATTACTTGTGTAAAAAGTCAACCGTGAGGTCACCATTGAAATAAAATATGATAATATGAAAGGTGATTCTTATGGAAAATAAAACTTCATTCAAAAAGATTACATACCCTGGAGTACCAGAAAACAAATATCTTATATCTGAGAAAGGTGATGTATTTAGTACATTTTTAAATAGATGCTTAAAACCTGATACTGATAAAGATGGATATTTCAAAGTTTACCTCGGGGGCAAACATTACATAGTTCATCGTCTTGTTGCATGGGAATTTTATCCAAAAACAAGGGATTTGAAACTATGTGTTGATCATATAGATGGCAATAAGCAAAATAATTATTACAAAAATCTAGAATGGGTCACTATTAAAGAAAATACCAGAAGAGCAGAAGCAATGGGATTACGAAATGTTCGTGGAGAAGCTAATGGACATACTAAATATAGTGAAGAATTAGTTCATGATATTTGCAAGTTATTAGAAGAAGGATATAATGAAATCGAAGTTTGGCGCAAAATAAATGATACCAATAGGCCTCTTAAAACTAGAGATGATTATTCATTATATCATTTAATTTATCGACTTAAAAAAGGAACTATATGGCCTGATGTTATTAAATTATATAAAATTGATAAAGATGCTAATCATAAATCAAAATGTAACTTTATACCAAACCAAAATAGTCGATTCACAGAAGAACAAATTCATTATATATGCAAATCAGCTTTAGAAGAAAAAACTCCATATGAAATTTTAAAATCAATGGGTATTGATAAAACTAATAAAGATTTTAAAAGATATGCTGGGGCCATACATTCAATATTGAGAGGTACAAATTGGAGAATTATTAGTGATCAATATTTTGATTTTGATAATATGAATAAGAAACATCCAACAAAATATGATATCGATAATGCTGTTATATATTCATCTATTGATATGGGCATGGACTTCAAATCAATAATAAAAATGTATGGAATTAATAAAAAACAAGATGATCCCAATTTATATAGAGCTCTTAGACGAAGATATCATAATTATACTGTTATGAAAAAATTGAAGAATGAAGATGTTGTAGAAATATATGATATGGATGATGAAAATACATGGACTATCATCCAATAAAATAATTCAAAGACTGGGTGGCTATTCAGTAATGAATAGTACCAATCCAAAGTGAATTGCGGGGAGTTCCTTAGAGCTTTATGTACCAAACTATCATAGTGATATAGATAGTGGATGAAGTAATTACTCATGTATGGTAAAAAGCATAAAGATTGGATAATCACGCAGCTAAGTATCTCAAATGAGATAAAAGTTCAACGACTATCCCTCGGGCCTAACAAGCCAACAGGAGTACGGCCACAAGTTAACGGTGGCGGGTGAGATTCCCTTAATTGGAAGCGCTTGCTCCATATTAATGATGGATGAAGATATAGTCTCGGCTGTAGAAATACACTTCATACTTGAAATAGTATGTCGTCTACCGAGAGGTAGAGAAGTTCATAAGAGAACTGCATAGTGTTGCGAACTATGTGAAGGATACGGGAAACTTGGATACCCGTGAAGGTAAAGAGTCGCTCCCAATTATTAAATCTATGATACCATGGAGTGAAAAGATTTATGATATGACAGATGAACAAATAGCTGAATATAAATCAGCTTTCAAAGATGAATATCATAATTCTCCTGAGCAACATACTCGTGAAGTAATTGATGTATTCTATATTGAATATCAATATTTCCAAGTAAGAAAAACATATCAGTGGGTAATGGAACAATATGCATTATCTGGTGATAAGATGGCAATCAGACGTGAGATTTTATTACAAAGACTTAGGGGTTCCGATAAATCTCCTATTGATCCAGAGGATCTTGAGTATTTAATTGCTAATATGACTAAATCAACTGATGATATTATTATCAATAATAAATGGCTATTCAAATTATATGAACATGGACAAGGATTGACAAATGGTATCAAGAAAGCATTTGATGAGAAGATTCCATACATTGTTGGTATTGATCCATCAGCTGGTGGTGGTGGAGATAACTTTGCTATTGAAATTGTTAATCCTTATAACTTGAAAATTGCTGCTGAATTCAAATCTCCATACTTAACAGCTATTCAAGCATGTAAATTATTAATTTCACTAGTAGAGAATTATATTCCAAGAGCAGTACTTATTCCTGAAAAAAATAGTATGGGTATATATCTAATTCAAATGATATGTGAGACTTCAATTAAAGGAAACTTATATTGGTCTGAAAAAGGACAAGAACTTGAAGAAATGGTATCTGAAAATGCTAATGACGCTGAACTTCAAAAATTATCAGTTCAATACAAGAAATATGGAACTTATTTAACTAAGAAAATCAGAGATGCTATGTTTGAATTATTATTTACTCATGTTAGGGAGTGTAAAGATATATTGAATACCGAATATCTGGTAGAGGATATTTGTAAGTTACAGAAATCATCTACAGGTAAAATTGCTGCACTTGATGGTGAACATGATGATTCATTGATGGCATATCTTCATGCAATTTATTTATATTATACTGGAGATAATCTTCCTAGATTTGGTATTATTAAAAATGATCATCCTATCTTTGGAAAGATTGAAGAAGATACTGATGATAAAATCGAAAATCAATCTGGCTTGTCACAAATGTTCTCAGTAGAGCAATGTTCATTTGATGAATTTGTAATGCAGGATGCTGCTAGAGTTGAGAATGAAATAAAAGATATGGTATCATCATTAAGCTTTGTAAATAATGATGTATATAATAAAGATAATAGCAATAATATAAATGAATATGATGATACAGCATCATTACCAGCACATTTTTTTGATGTCATTAATGACTTAGATTACACATATTAAAATAGAAAGGAGATAAATATGAGTGCATTTTATGCTAAGGAAGGAAAGATATATGCTTCTGACTATATTGAGATATTTGTTCCAGTATCATTCATTTCAAATGGAATAGCATTGAATAAAGGAGATTCTCTTGAAGTAGTTGGATTATTATATGCTCAGCCATATGTAAATGGATCTGCTAAAAACATTCAATTCTTTAATATTCCGACTATTATAAATTTGATGATCTATAATTATACTGAGAGAACTGTTGATATTGAAGGAATGAATATCAAATGTATGGTATTAGAATATATGAAAGATGCTTATGTAATGCATCAATCAATAACACAGGGACGAGAAGTTGCTGAAACATTCTTACAGATGGTATTGGCTGGAAAAGTTCCTAAAACAATTTCATACATGAAGTTAATTGATATTTGGTGGAAGAATTTATCTATATCTGGAGTTAATTTCAAAGTACCTTCTAAGATATATGAGATGATACTTGCTTCCATCTATAGAAGTCCTAATAATCCAAAAGAAAGATATGGTCAATATATTGGAAGACAGAATAATACAACTGGATTGGATTATAAAACTAATAATGTTCGAGAAGTTGTTAAGAATTTATCAACATTCAGTGGAATGGTTTTTGAAGATATGAATGCTATGATTACTAATGGAATTAATAATTCAATTAATAATATAGAAGAGCAAGAATCCCCACTTGAAAAGATTATTCACTACTAATTAACTATTGTAACACTTTATTAAAGAGATACTATAGAAATATGAACTCTAAAAATATTAAGTAAAGGAGTGTATAAAAATATGAGTAATACAGATTCTACAGCTCAGATCATACCATACTATTCTCATCCTCACGTTTATACCGTGATTAATGATAATACGTATTATGACGAAACAGTCAATACTGATGTAGCATCAGATACTTCATTACCATATTCAACCATGGTAGTCACAGGTGCCGATAAAGGTATTGATAATACTTTTATTAGATTACAAAATCTATCAACAAAGCAAGCTTTATTTGGAGTAGGAAACTTTGCTAAATATGGTCAGTCTTCTATACAAGCAGATGTATTGTTTAATGGATATACAAATGTTTGGTTCTGCAGAGTATTACCTGATAATGCAACATATGCTAACTTAGTAGTAGTTGCTTATTATCGTAAAGGAAAGATTCTTGATGAACTTGGACAGGAAACTGGTAAGTCTCGTCTTGAAATTAAGTTTGGTACAGTTAGTGCTGGTAAACCAACTCTTGAAGAAGGATCTAAGTCAGATGATGATATTGATGCATTTGCCAGATCTTTAGTAACAACAACTGCTGATCCACAGACAGGATACATGTGTGTTCCTTTGTTCTATATAAGAGCAATTGGACGTGGAAAGTATGGAAATAATCTATCAATGAGATTTGGTAGAGATACTGATGCAGAGAAAGAATACAATGGAAAAATGTATGATTTCTATCTCATTAATAATGAGAGTGCAACGGTTGTTTCAAATGTTTTTGCAGGATCATTATATCAGACAACAAAGTATGATACATCAACATTGATTGATGATGTTGTATCACAGTATGCAACTGGATCATCTCCTATTGCAGCTAAGACATATGATGAATATCTTGAGAAGATATTTGAGTATTATCATGAAATAGCTGTTGAGAATTACAACTATATTCAGCAGTCTGGTGCTGCTGAAGCTGATGTTGAAGAAGTTACAGCTGCATTAGCTATTACTGATGAACAGTTTGATATCTTATTTGGTAAGGTATTAAATACAAGAACTTCTGAAGAGATTCCTTATTATAGGAATTATACACAGGATCCAGATAATGTATGGGTTGACCCAGATCTTGAGATACCTGCAACTGAGAGTGCTTCAAAACCACTTAATATTTCTGATTGGACAACAGCATTTGTTGGTGCCAGAGTATTAGTAGCTTCAGATTCACTCAATGATGGTAAGAGAATGATCTATAAGATTATTTCAATTGATTCTGAAACTGGAAATATCCTTTATGATGAAGGAACAGAAACAGCTATAGATGCTAACCAGTATGATGGAATTGATTTGACACAGTCTGTTGGCTGGGCTCTTACAAATGGTAGTGATGGTGATTTTGAATCAATTACCGTAAATGGTGAGACAAGAGAGCCTTCATCTGCTGAAATGAAATTACTTCTTTCTCGTGAGTATGTTAAAGCTATTCGTGGTGAGAAAGATAGAAGAATCCTTAGTCCTGCACGTATTGATCTTGATTTCATATTTGATGCAAATTACAATATGACATCTACAGATAGTGTAGCACTTGATACAACTACAATTCCTCTGTATGATAATTCGACTGTACTTACTAACCAGGATGCTCAACAGTTAGCAATTCTTGGAACAACTTCAGATTCAACCTTATCATTCTCTGATCTCAATGTTAAGCAAGCTCTTTATGATCTTAATGAGTTCAGATGTATTAATGGTATGACAGTTGCTAAGCCAAATGTTGGTAGTGCAGGATGCTCATTATATCTTGATTGTGGATTAGTTGGATCAAAGACTCTTGAAGTTAATTCAGAGTTGAATGCAATCATAGATATGTTTGCAGACTATACAGGAAGACAGACATCAATTGATCTTGGATATTATCAGATGTTTGATCCTCTTACAAAGAAGAAAATCAATGTAACAGTTGATTATCTAATTGCACAGGGATTGATTCCTCACATAATCAAGTATGGTTTGAATAAGCCATTCGTATATAATTATGCACAGGTAACATCTGTACAGAAGGATACTTCTACAACATCTTCAGGTGCAATGATCAGAGATTCATTTGTACCAGATATTGATCTTATAGATTGGGATGTTAAGGAGAAATTATATACTTCAAGAATTAATTATTGGCTTTCAAAGGATGAAGGTAGAACAGTTCAAAGAGCAGTTCAGAACACTCGTCAGACAGAAGCTTCTGCACTTCTTGAAGAGAATAATGTTCGTGTACTTAATACTCTTAAGAAAGAGATGGAAGAGGCTTGTAGAGGATATCTGTATTCTTGGAATGAACAGGAAGTTCGTAAAGGATTTACAGATGCCCAGATGAAGAAGTTCAGTCCTTGGATTGGAACAATGGTTCAGGATATTGATATCTCATTCGAAGCAAATGAGTGGGAACAGGAACGTATGATCATGCATTGCTATGTATCAGTTAAGTTCCGTGATATAGTTAAGAGAATAATTCTTGAGATTAATATTAATCGTCCAGATTATTCGTCATCAAGTGATGGAGGTGAATCATAATGGCTATTCCTGGAGTAATTACAGCTCAGACTGGTGGTCGTCAATTTGATGCCCCTGATTTGACAAAATATTCTATGTTTGTGGGTGGTACAAATGCAACTCATCATGCATTAAAGAATTATTCTCCATTGCTTAATGGCTTTGGTAGATTATTCATGGTTAGACCACCTTATGCTATTCTTAAAATGTTTGCTGGCTCAGATGCCAACTTATATTCATCAGATAATCTGTTTATACAGTTTAAGCATATGATGGAGTATATGAATAAGTCTGTAACTGGTTTTGGTGATAAAACACTTGAAAATGCTTCTACAGCTATTCAAGGTGGATTTGCTGGTAGATCATTTAATACTCCTACAGTAACTAAGGAGACAACACAGGAAATTACAATTGGTTTGTATGAAATGGTTGGTGCTCCTGTATATACAGTTATTGATGGTTGGATGAATGCTATTGGTGATGAGAATTCAGGTCTTGCTACTTATGGTGGATTCATCTCAGGTGGTCAAGATTCTAATGGTCTTGAGAAGAGATTATATATGAGATCTTCTGAGACAGATGAAGGTATTGCATTCAATGAGTCTAATCATACAGCAGAATGTATTTATGTAATGCATGATCGTTCTGGTGCACAGGTAGAACGTGCAGTACTTCTTGCAGATATGTATCCAAAGGCAATCTCTCAGTCAAAGATTCTTGACATGGGTGAGGGTGGATCACATGATAATGTAACATATGATATTGCATTCAACTGTGTAGTCTATAGGTCTCCTATTATTACAGCAATTGCAAATGATCTTTTGAAGCAGTATAGAATTGTATCTAATTCACTTAACTTCAATCCTGAACTTGGTGATGCTATTTATGGTGCAAACAATACTAGCTTATTCCAGAGATCACTTGGTGCTGTTCCAGTTGATAGTGCTACAGGTACTAATATTGGTAATACACCTGCATTCTATGCTACTAACACTCCTAAGACAGTTACTTCTGATCTTGTGGATATTAATGAAGGTAAACTTGCAGGTCAGTCTGGTCGTACGGTTAGCAATGATTGGTCTAACTTCGTATCTGAATAATTAATAATAAAAGAGAGGGATATTAATCCCTCTCTTTATTTTAACCGTTTTATTAAAAAGAAAGGAAGTGAATATCATGAAAATAACATGTCCAAAATGTGGCAGTGATAATATTATATCAGTTAATAATTCTCATTATATATGTAATAATCAATCTTGTATGAAAAGAAATGGAACCAAGGTCCAATTTAAAATAGTCTATGATAAAGGAATTAAATTTCCATATAATCAAATATTTGTAGATAGATCAGAAAAAGAATTTTTCAATAAACCTTATCTAGTAATATAAAAAGAAAGAGGAGTTAATCCTCTTTCTTTTTTTCTGTTATATTTGGATTCAAATAATATGATGGTAATTTAGCTCTATATTTTGAACATACAACAAATGTTGGTTTCCATATTAAAGATGTTGGCCATGTTCCTTCAGATTTCTGTTCATCATATGCATCTATTATATTATCAATTGATTTTTTGGTTTGTTCTTCAACAGCACACAAAGATGAATAAGCACATGTATCACAGATATAATTTATCTTTTTCTGATATTTAATATCTAATACTTTATCTAAGCTAAAATATTCACCTTCATATCCATATTCACATGGAGCAATATATCCCTCATCATGTTCATCATCTTCAATTGGTAACATATCTTTACTGATAAATGTACCATAGAAATCAACCAGTATATCTTTATTATATTTATATCGACATGGGGTTCCATCAGATGAAGAATCACCTAGTTCATATAAATTATATTCAGCTGGTATACTATTTCTTTCAATTCTGCTATCGCAGAAATATCCATCTACTCCTTTAATATTCATTTTACACCAGTCTTTTATTTCCATTGCATTATATCTCATATTTATATCCTTTCTTTTACTATTTTATACATTCCTCTAGCTTCTTTAAGCAGTTTCTTCTTTTTCTTTTTACATTTTTCTTTGTAGATTTTTTCTTTAGGATTTTCTTCAAATTTTATTTTTTCAGGTTCATACATTTTATCACATCCTTTCTATATTTATAATATATAATTATACTTATATTTAAAAAATTAAAAAGGAGGTTTTATATTATGCATGAAACCATTAATTTGACACCTGTTATTGGAGCAATACTTGTATGTATCATATTTCCTCTTGTTGCTACTGGAGTAAAATATTTATCAAGTAAAGCATCTGAAGAAAAGCTAGCAGAGATTTCACAATATGTACATATTGCTGTAACAGCAGCAGAACAATTATATCAGTCTGGTCAGATAAAACGTGAAGAGCGTCATGAATATGTTGAATCAGTTTTAAAATCTAAAGGTATTGATATTGATTTAGATGAGATCGATGCATTAATAGAAAGTAATGTATTATATTTGCCTAAATTACTATCACCTGTAGAATCTGTAACAGCTGAATTATCAGAAGTTAAAAATGATGATGAATCAACAACTTCAAAAGAAAATACAACTGAATAATAGAAGAGGGATCTTAATCCCTCTTCTATTTATTATATTTCTAAATATTCTAAATCATTTTCATGAATTAGCTCATAAATATAATTATAAAATTCAGGATCATCTTTTTTAATATTTTTAAGTTTCTTTTTAAAATTCTTATATTTATCATTTTCTGATATTTTAGAATGACATAATTCTATATCTACATATGGTTCAACAAAACCTTTCACCATATAATATATATCACAGTGATTTAGATTGCCCATGTATGATTCAATAGCTCTAGCATCAATTAATCGGATTCTATGATTTTTATTAATTGTCATTGCTCTTCTAGTAAATCTCAGCATTGTTGATTTTCTAAGTTCTGTTCTATCCCTAAAAAATCTAAACCCGATAAAATCAAGATCTCTACCATAATGAACACCATTTTGAATATAATCAAATCTAAATAATTGATAATTATGCTTTAATTCTAAATGTAAATTATCTTTTACATAATCTTGTATATTATAAAGCACATTATGTAATTTATATTTATTAGAATCAAATAAAGCCATATCATCCATAAATCTAGCATAGTGAGTAACTCCACACACTTCTTTAATCCAGTGATCAAAATCTTGCATATAAAAATTAGCAAACCATTGGGACGTAAAAAAGCCTAATGGGAGACCATGATCTATGGTCCCCAATATGGCTTTAATCAATCTTAATACTTTTGCATCTTTAATTTTAGTAGCTAATTTTTCATATAATATATCTTGATCAATAGAATCAAAGAAATGATGTATATCCATTTTAACACAATATTTTACATGCCGTGGGTCTTCTTTTATCCATTGTTTTATCTTTTTAGCACATTTATGTTGTCCTCTTCCAGGAATTGATGCATATGATAATTCATACATCTGAGACATTAATACAGGCATAATAGCTTGTATTAACATATGTTGAATTATCAATTCCATATATGTAGGAATATAAAGTTTTCGTTCTTTCTTAGTAGTTGGCTCAAATATTATTATAGCCGTATGTTCCTTAGGTTCATATGCTTCAGCATATTCAACTATTATAGGATAAAATGTATCAGGGTCATCTAAGATTTTTTGTACTGATTCTCTGTCTCTCTTACGTTTTGAGGAATTTTTAATAGCTAATAATACATTCTCATAGCTAATTAAAGTATCCCATAAATTTTTATATGTTTTCAATTTTATCTTTTGTTATATAAATATCCAAAAAATGCCTAAAAATCACCTTGGCCACTTTCACCTTTCGGCTACTCACAGCATTTGTCGGGTCAATTTCCACCGATGGGTGTGGATGATACCGTGCATTATTATCACTTATTCCAATTCCAAAAGTAAGTACTAACTTACTTGTGATTTTTAGGAGAGCCGCCGTAGTTCCAGTTCGAGTCAGAAACCACACCAGAGAGATCCACGCACACCAAGCCCACATGAGACTCATTGTTCGTGTTGCCACCAAATTTCGCGATTCACACAGTACCACCCAATATCGTTCCCTGAGCATTTGAAAATTAATAGCAATATACCTGGAATAAAAGATATATAATTTAATAGCTCACATGTCATAGCTCAGATCTTAGAACATTATTTGATATTTATATTTTTGAAACTTCATTAATAGTTACATAAATTATTTTATATAAAATAATTTTGATATAATTAGTAGAGTTCATTTACTCTAAAAGAAAATATAATATTATATAAATATTATATAAATATTATCTTAATATTTTCTCAATATAAATAAATATATTCTAAATATATCAAAATAATATATAATTAAATAATATTGTATATTTTTAAAATATTTTTATTATGAATTTTATAAAAATAAATATAAAATATCGAGGGAGATAATCTCCCTCGATATGATATCTTGATTTTTTATTATATAAGAGGGGACACAATAGTTTCCCCTCTCACTTCGTGATTCACCCTTTACAGATTTTCATCTAAGCTGTCTTTTTAGGTAAACATTTAGGAGAGCCGCCGTAGGCCCAGAACGAGGCAGAAACCACACCAGAGAGATCCACGCACACCAAGCCCACAGGAGACTCAACGCTCGTGTCGCCACCAAAGGCCGCGACATCTACTTGAGAGTTGTTAAACCAAGCTCCAGATGTATAATAAGTTGACGCACTACCAGATACCTCTTTAATGAATATACCATTTTCAGTAAATGTCATACTCTTTAGATAACCACCATTAGTACCAGATGGTGTAGAACCAATATTAATATATCCATCACCAGTAAAGTTATATCCTTCTACTGTACTACCATCTTCGGTACCATAAGTAAGTTTTACTAACTGAGTACCTTTATTATTTATTAATCCATACATCCATCTCCATATATTACCCCAGAAATTCTCAATACCAAATATTTTAACACCTGATACATTATCTGTTGTACCCCAGAATAAACCTTTTTGATCCATAGTACCTGATTTAATTTGTCCAGTATTAGAAGTAGATTTATAAGAATTATTATTACCTCTACCAAATGCTGTTTTAGAATCAGTAGTCTTGCTAATTAATAGTGATAATAGTACTATTAATAACCAATCACTATATGTATTCATACTCCATATATTGTCACCATTTTGATTATTTGCAGCTGCATATTCAGCAGTCTGTGTTGCATTAATATAATTGGCTACTGATAAACCGCTGATAGATCTTAATACACTATCTACATTACTACCATCATATGCTGGCATATACATATATGGTACTTCATCGCCATAATTGTTTATATGAGCCCATGCATGATAATTAGTATCTACTTGTTTATTTGATATATAAACATTTACACTATCATCTGTTTGTAATACAAGTTTAAAATATACCTTTGGTATACCAACCATTACATTACCTGCAACAGTAGTATCTGAATTATATGCATCCTCTCCACTAATAGTTTTAGTATAATCATTTGGATCTAATAGATATGCCTCAGTACCATCATAATTCAACATGCATGGTCTAAGATTCTTTATAAAGAATGCATTACCCCAATCACCATAATCAAATACATCATTATCATAATCCATATGTGCTGCAGTATAATTTGTATTTTGGCCAATATATGATATCATACTATTAGGATCAGATGTCGATTGATTAAGATTGAATCCATATATTTCAGCATCCCTAATAGTTACTGTTCCAGTGTTTGAATCACTATTAACCTCGATTACCATTTTGCTAATTAAATCATTGAACATTGTAGAAATATAATCATCTAATCCCAAATTATCCCTACCAAATTGCTTCTCTTCATCAGTCAAATTTTGTTCTTCTGTAACATCTAATGCTTTATAATTTTCCACATTATCCAATCCAATATCGGATTTAGTAATATTATGTGGATTTGATGCTTGTATATGTTTTTCTATTCTAGTCTTACTATCCTTTTTACTTAATTTAACTAAATCACGAATTGAATTGGTACCAATATACTTATTATTACTCATATTAATACCATTCCTTTCATAATTAAATATGTTTATATAGCTATTATAAAAATGTAGGATACATCTTTACTCATTGATTATCTACATATTTAGCTAGTGCTGCACATTCCAATAGTTTTAATTCATACAACTCATTATCATCTATTACCAATAAAGCCCAATCATCTGGTACATTATTTATCCTTGGTATAAGATTAAAAGATTCATATTTCAAATATAAATTATTCCAATAATAAACATTAGCTAGTGCCTCAGCAATCATTTGTATACATGTGAATGTTGCTTTCTTATTTGGAGTTCCAAATACTGTATGACCTAAGGCTGAACATGAAGCACAATCATTTCCAATTGGACAATCAAAACAAATATCATTAGTCTGAGATCTTCTAGTAATTGAATCGAGTAATTTTAATACTTCTGAATCTTGTTCTCGTCCAACTAACCCATCATCAATATTTCCAATGCATAGATCTTTAACATCATTTCCTACAGATGTTGGCATATACCTGATACATGGATAGAATTGTCCATTAGGTCTTAATGCTAACATTGATCCAGTACCTCCACAGAAATTAGAATCATTATGTTTTGCTTCTTTATCCTCCTGCTTCTCATTAAATATAGATATATAAATATGCTCTAGATTATTAGATATTAAATATCGAGCAAGTTTCTTTAATTGATAATACTCAGTAGCTGCAGTATCTCTAGTCCATCCTTCCTCAAATACACAATTCATATTTATACATTTCATGTCATTCTTAATAAAGTCTACTACTGAATCATATAAATACATTATATTAGATGGAGCTAATGTCATCTTAGAATTTCTTTCAGAAGTATAATTCTTATTATAATGATTTAATGCTGCTATATCAATATCATATGATCCTTCTCCATTAGGTTGTATTCTACAAGAATCATGCAATTGTTTATTTCCATCTATTGATATATTGAATGAAATATTATGTGCATATTCTTTGAAGAATTCTTGTACTTCATCATCAAAATATTGCATACCATTAGAGCATATAGATAATCTATGTAAAGCAAACCAAGGATGATTTAATTTATAACACTGATCCAAAAAATATTCATAGATCTGTTTAATCAATTCAATTTCCAATAATGGCTCTCCACCAATAAATTCAATAATAATTGCAGGTGAATTATATCTATTTATATATCCATATTTATCAGCTAATAGATTATCTACGAACTTCTTTGCAGTATCAAATGACATTCTATCATTAGTCTTATTAAACTGATAGCAGTATGTACAATTATGGACCACTGCATTATTAGCAATATATGTATGACAAGTAGTTGTTAGATTACAAACAGTTCCAGAATCACATGCTTCTAATTTTTCAATCATAACACTATTGCTGGGGACGATCTGAATACGTTTATCTATCAAGAAAACAAATAAATCATTATCATCTATAATTTGTTTAAATGGTTTAAATTCTCCATTTGAAGTTAAGAATGGATGATCATCTGTAACTCTAAATAATTCTCTTCCTGAAGACTTGTCCTTCACAATATTTAGTGGCTCATACATACGCCACATATTTGTCACTATATATGGCTTAAAGTATTTGAAGTCATGATATTTTTTAGCATCACTTTCATCAATACCTAAAATTTCATCTCCACAACTAATATCTTCTATATTCTTTTCTGTCCAGTCAGCCATCAGAATTTTAGTTCCCATAGCAAAACAATTCAAAGAACATCTTTCAGTTACTTGGAAAGTAAAATTATGACAGAATACATCAGCATCGTCACCGCATCCAACTTGATCTTGTCTTTTATTTGAAAATAATTCTGGATATGCTTTAGCAATTGCATTATTATATGAATCAGTAGTAAATCTGAAATACTGATCTGGAAATATATCTAATACATCATTATCTGGTATCAAATTATCAACTGTTTGTAAAAATTCAACATCATCAGATAATAGTAACATCTTATATTTGCAATACATTGTATCGATTTCTACATTCTGGATCAACATATCTTTGATTGGCATATCATTATTTTTAGATACTGATTGCAAAATATCAATTGCTATATTAGAAAACATTGATCTGAGCTGCATACTAGATTCAGTAAATTCTTTTCTCAAATCCGGAATCTTATCTAAATCATAATTGTGTTTAACCATATATTTCATTCTAAACAATAATGCGTCAATTTCAAGTGATAATCTATCTAATCTGTAATCTTTGTATTTCTCTAATACAAATTTATCAAATTGAACTTTGTATAATGTAATATCTTTTTCTAATAAATGAGTTTTCATTTATAAATCCCTCCTATAACATATTAGAATGAACGTTGATTAATTCGACGATTAAAATAGAAGAGGGACTAATATCCCTCTTCTATATTTTAATTTACTGATTAGAATCTTCACTATCTTTATCTTCTGAACCAGATGTTTCATCAACTGCTTTATCTTCATTTGAATCATTATCATTTTTAGTAGGTTCAGTATCTACATCTTCATCCTCTTGACCAGATTCAGTATCTTTATCTGATTCATTTGAATCTGTATTATCTGTAGGATCAGTAGTTTCAGAATTATCTGCCTCTGATGTATCTGGTACTTCAGTTTCTTTATTATCATCTTCATTATCAGATGAATTATCACTGTTATCTGTATCTCCTTCTGATGGAGTTTCAGGAATTTCACTTTCAATAGGTGGATTCAGTATTTCATTATTGTTGTATAAATCAGTCAACTTATTAATTGCATTATATATTCCATTAAGTTGGAATTTAATTGTATCAATTTCATTTTTGAGTTGAATATCTCCATTCTGAAGCTTCATTATTTTTGAATCAAATTCTTCAAAATTGATATCCTGTTCTTTATTTGTAGAAGCTGCTGGTACTACTGGGACATTTGTATTAATATTAGATACTACTTCATCAGTATTATCATAAGCATCTTCTAAGAATGGAACTTGTAATACTTTTGCTATCTCAGTTGTATCATTAACTATCATACAATCATTCTTGAATATATTAATTCTGAATACAATTCTATGACCTGGGTTAATAACAAATCTTCTATTAACATGAATTACGCCACATGGTAATAGAGCAATCTGAGCTCTTGGATCATTAATCTCCTGAGCATGTAATATAATATTATCACCTGACTGAGTAAAGTGATAGAATCTATTGAATGATGACATCAATGGAGGTGATATCAAACCATTAGTAGTTAATGATTCAGGACCACCAATTCTTTGAACTCTCTGATGTTCATTGTGATAGTTCCAAATATTTTTATCATTACTAAATAAATATTCTGGTATTGGATTATAAGGAACTCCTTCTGGCCAAGCTTCTCTATAAGGTTGACATTGCTGAAGCTGTTTAGCTTTAGGAACATCAGCTCTTAATGTTTCATAGAATAACTGAACTTTAGTAATTCTAAATAACATCTGTTCCATACCATATGTGAAGCTGTTAACAGTACTAACCAATGTGCTACTGAAGTTGGTTATAAGAGCATTATCATTAATATCTCTTCCATTAATGTCAAGATAATATTCCCTATCAAATATTCTGAGATCCTCTGACATCTTTCTTAATATTTGTCCAGTATGAGAGTTTTCTATCTGATAGTTTACTCGAACAATAATTCCTCTTCTGAGAGTATTAAACTGATGATTCATTGCATATCCATAATTAGCAATTGTATTAACCAATCTCTTATACATAGAACTATTTCCTTCAACTGCCGGTAATGAAGTACTAGCCCTTCTACCTATATCATCAATATTAAGATCTATGATTGCTCTCATTGAATCTTCTTGATTGATTGATATTTCACTTTTAATTATAGATCTATCTATCTGTGGAAACTGTTCTTTATCAGCATACTCAGATAATAGATATGGTATTCCATTCACATCAACGAATACATTTGTATGTTTATCTGACATAATTTTATTCTCCTTTCAAAAAATAAATATTGTTATATTGGGGTTAATTCATCGATAATATCTCACGAATAATATATATAATTATTGGAGTAAATACAAATGCATCTTTACTATTATATACATTAACCAATGAATCTATTAAATGTAAAGATATATCTTGAATTGATATTGAATCTTTCCTATTAATATATTTCCATATCATTTTTTCATACTCAGATGCAATTGGTTCTCTTCTATTATCTAATAAAGCATTAAATGTTTTATCATTAAAATATGATAACTGAATATTATCAGCACCATAAGCTCCTGATAATCTAATTGGTTTTACAATCTGAATATCTTCTTCACCCCATCTAAAAAAAGAAGAGTCAATATAAGCAGATGAATCAGTAATTCTGTAATAGAACTTCTGAATATCTTCATTAGGACATCCTTGTTCGAACCATCTGTATATTGATTGACTATACATCTGTGGAAGTTTACTGTCTATTACTTTATTACTTAACATAATCACATTTGCAGAATTATCATAATTCATCAGATTATGTTTTCTCATAAACTCATTTCCACAGAGATCAAAATATCTAGTTCCATTGTCATCAAATATGAAACAATTGTGACGTGGATTATAGTAAATAGCTTTATAGTTATCAATCATTACTGCAACCATTCTATTTATTTTTGATCTCAATATAAAATCATCTTTCTTAATGATTGGATTTACATTAGTACCAATTGCATTTAAATCAGTATGATATGTTTCTACTGTTTGTTTCATTAGGTTTTCTATAGTTTCAGTAGATGTACTTTGAAGTCTATAATGTATCTTATAATATCCTTCAGTTTTCATTGTATCTACAGCAACGTCAGTAACTTCAAATACAGCATTCATCTTTAAATGATTAACTCTAAAGAAATCCATTGGTTTAGGTACTATTGTAGATGGAAGTATTATACAATCTCCTTCTACATTAATATCTTCTATCTGTTGTTCATCAGTATTATTTGGTGTAGCTTGATTAAATCCATATAATGGAAAATTTTCAATTCTATTAAATCTCAATGGTGATTTAGATCCAAATAATTGTTCTATATTCTGAAGTCCTCTATCTACTGTAGTAGCATCATCTTTCTGTGCAAAGTATTCAGTCAATATTGCTCCATTCTCTACATATTTATTTACTTGGCTTTTTAGTCGTTGTTCATATTTAAATATATTACCATTTAACAATGGCTCTTCATTAAAAATTAATTCAGCCATTAATATCCCTCCTTTACTAAAGTATACTAATTAAATAGCGGTTTTTGAGTAAAAATAGGTGGACTTTATAGTCCACCATCTGTGAATTCATCATCATTAAAATTATCATCTACAAAACCAGCCAATCTCGAAGCTTTTATTGTACTTATACCTATATATATCAAATCATATACTACATGTACGAATTCATCTAGGTCTTCATATAATTCTTGCTCATCAATAAAACTCATTAATTCAGATTCTTTATCTGGATTAATATATATTATACTTGCAATTGAATTAAAGTAATATGACATATTTATCAATCTTTTAACCAATTCAGATGTCAAATTATGATTTACTTCCGTATCTTTAGTATTAGGATACACTTCAAGTATGTCATATATGTCCGATTGTTCAAAACATAAATTTTTAAATACATCAATAATATTTTCCGAGCTATGTTGGGTGTTTTTCATTTTTGTAATTCCTCCTATATTGTATCGCTAATATAATATATAATCATGATAAGAAATGAATGAAACTAATTGCTGATTTAATAAATCGACCCATATTTTGTATATATTCTTCATAACTGAAATCCATTTTAGAAGCTTCATATTCAAATATCTGATAATATTCACCAGTATCATCTTTTGAAATAGCATTTGCAATTACATGCAAATTAGATATAAGATTATGTAATGCCATGATTGTATATGTGATATCTTTCTTTTCCATCTTAGTTTCTGAGAAAACTATCCCTTCTGGTGGATTGTATTTGTAAATAGTTCTCTCTTTAATCAAAGTCATTAATGAATAATTTTCATTAATAATATGACTTATATCTATTTCCATATAAAAATCTCCTTTCTCATTTATAATATACCTTTATAATATATTATTAAAAACAATGTAATCTTATTTATTATTATTTTTATCTCATTCCGACAGCTTATTAATTTTGAATAATTAAAAGTAAAGGAGAGTTTGATATGCCTAAGCAAGAAGATAAAATTATAGATGCCCTAAGCACTGATATAGCTGACACTGTCGGTAATATGCATGAAGATGAACTTGAAGTAATATCAAAAGAATTTGATAAAACAATGAAGGATGCTTTATCATCATTCAATTCAAATACTTTTGATGATGATGGATTTATTAAACGTATGAGAGATCTCAGTACTGATAATAAATCTGATAAAGATATGGTAAACAACGTACTCAGTACAGTTGGAAAAGATTATATAAGTGCAGAATCATTACATCAAAATGAATTATTATTAAGAAGAGATATAAAAAATATATGTGCTCAGTTACCTGAGATGCATGATGTAATAAATATTATTCGAGATTCAATTATTGAATGTAGTGTAGCAACTGGTGAAGTATCCAGAACACTAATATTTGAAAATCATTCTGGAAATGAAGTATACGAATCTAAAGCTAAAGAAATTGAGAAGACATATAATTTACCAATGGCAATTAAAAACTTTATAGTTCCAAGAGGACTAGAAAGTGGAGAAATGTATATACAGGTAACTCCATATAAAAAGTTATTTGCTGAATTGGAATTAGCTAAGGAACGTAAGAGTGGTCATATAAATTATAATGGGGAAGTATTTAAAGAAAGTATTCCATATAAAGTAGCAAATTCATTCCAAGAATCTCACTCAATATATAGTAAAGAAAATCTTGATATCCTGATGGAGAGTGCGTCCAGTAATGTTAAATCTGATATTATTGATGATTATAAAACTGAAAATGGTAATGGTAAAACCATGAAGATATCAGATGCAATTACTAAAGAAGATATTACATGTCTACTTGAGAGTATAGAAATATCAAATGGTTCTTCAGTAATGATGACTGAAATGGGTGAAGAAGGATTTGAATCTTTTGTATATATGGAATATAATGATTATCTAAAGAAGACACAATCAAGTATTAGTAGAGATAATCATTTTATGGAAGCAATGGGAGATATCATCAGTATTAATAATGATGAATTAGATGAGTTGGATATTGCTGCTGTGACTACCCAAAAATATAATGATATCAAAGGTGCATATGTTAAATATTTATCTCCATTACGCTTAGTACCTATTCGAATGGATAGACGTGTAATTGGATATTATTATGTGACATCAACAATGGATCTTCAAAGAAATTCTCTTCAGAAGAATGGTACTATAGATGTATCATATCAACACTTTACAAAAGACAAGAAGATGGTAGATCAGTTAGCTTCTATTATAATAAGATCTTTTGATAAGAAGATGTTAGAGAAGAATATCAAACTTAAAAATGAAATTGTTGAAATTATAATGGCACATAAATTTTCTGAAGGAAAATTATCTTTTATTTACATCCCAGAAAATGAAGTAGTAAGATTAGTTATTAATGAAGATGAAGATGGTAAAGGACATTCAACATTGGAACCATCTATATTTCCTGCTCGTATTACATTGATGCTCACAATGTACAATACTCTTTATATTCTCAATAACAATCAAACTAGAATTCATTATATAAAATCATCTGGATTAAATAAAGATTATGCATCACAGATTCAGCGTACTATCAGAAAATTCCAATCTAGAAGAATTTCAGTAGATGATATTTACTCATATTCAGGTGTATTGAATAAAGTAGGTGCAATGTCAGAAATGGTATTACCTGCCGGACGTAATGATTATAAAGCATTGGAAACAGATACTATTGAAGCATCTAATGCTCCAATTAATACTGAATTCTTAGAGCAGAATAGAAAACAAATGTTATCTGGTACTGGTGTTCCTGCATTAATGTCTATCAATGCACTTGATGAAGTTGACTTTGCTAAGAGTTTGGAACTTGCCAATACTAGATTCTTATCAACTATATCTTCATATAAGATTGATTTCAATAATGGTATTACAGATCTATATCAACGTTTAATGAGATATACTACTGATATTGAAGAGGAAGTTATCAGAAGCTTTAAATTCAAATTCAATGCTGCTAAACAACAAGAACTTACTATTACATCTGAGATGATACAAAACTTCAATTCATTAGTAGAACTTGTAATGAGTGTTTATTACAGTAAATCAGATATGGAAGATGAGAAAGGAAATGCATCACAGAAACAAATACATCTAAGAAAAGAATTAGCTAAAGAGTATTTACCTCAATTGAACTTTGATAGATTGGATGAAATTGTTAAACAAGTTGAAGTAGATGCAAATGATGATATACTACAATCAAAAGTAACTCAAATCAGTATTGATCAAAATGATATTGATGAGATTACTTCTAAATAAAATAAAATATAGAAAGGAAATAAAGAAATGATTGATTTACATGGTTTAAAGATGAAAGATTTAAATCAATATATGCAAGCTATTACTGAAGCTTTAGATGATGTTGACAATGATACATTAGATGCTGAAGTACCACCAGAGTTACCATCTGAAACAGATAGTGCTGAGTCATCTGGAAATAGTGAACAGGAATTATTGGATAAACTCAATAAAGTATTTACTCCAATTCTTGTTATGCAGAAATATGAAGATGATACGTCAGATAATGTTAAAGAGTCTTTATCAGAATCATCACTATTAACAGAAGCAAATATTGTTAAGTTTGATGATCAAACAAGGATGGCACAGTTAATAGCAACATGTGCATTATTGATAGCTCAACAAAAGAATACAGATAAATATCAAATGTATGCTCAGGCAGCTGCAACACGCAATAAAATGAAATTGGAAATTCAAAAAGACGAATATGATGCCGCTAAAACATTAGCACAGAAGTATCTTATTAAAGTATCTACTACTAATAATAATGGAGATGCTAGAAAAGCTGCAACTAATCTATTGCCTGAGACACAGCACTAATGCAAACTATTTAGTAATGAATCATATGAACCACATAATTCATAAAAATTTTTATATTCAGAAAGGAGATATATACTATGACTTTTGGAGAAGTAGTATTAGAGAGTAAATTATTTGAATACTCTAAAGAGTATTATGATTTACTAAAAGAGAGTTATGAAATATCACTGATGGAAACATACATTGAATCACTTGATTTTGTAAGAAATGGTGGATATGAATATGTTGCAGAAGCATCAGGAATTACAATTAAGACAGATAATTACTTTGTTGAGTCAGCTGACGATAATCAGTATGAGGAGCTTTGCAAAGCATATGAAGAGAAGGTTGGAAACTTCCTTGGTAATATTAAAGCAGGATTTGATAAGTTACTTAGTAAGGTAATTCCATTCTTTACGAGGATTGCAAATAAATTTGATGCTACATGTCAGCAAGGTGATCGTCTTACTAATTATCTAAGTACAATCGAAGATGGTGGAGAAGATGCTAAACAAATTGGCGAAATAATTAAAAAATGTATTAATGATACTAAATTTGCTGGATATCTATTATCAGGCGATTCTCAAAAAGCATATAATCCGAATAAAAAATTACAATCAGTACCTCCTAAAACTTTATTAGCAATTACTTTGGCTTCTAAATATCATGCTTTAGAGATATTATGCTCACAGGATTATGAATATTTGATTGTACAAGGTGGTGGCGATGCAGCTGTTTCACTTGATGATCTTACAAAGATATTCAAGATGGTTTCTAATGGATCTGAGGCTAAAAGAGCTGGTAATTATGGTAATGCAATAAAGAAATTAGATTATATCCAGGAAGAAAATGCTAAAAATGGATTAAAGGTTAATATAAGTTCTGGATCTATTGAAAAGAATATTAAAGAACTTAATGAGCTCAAAGAAAAGATTAGCAAGAAAGAAGAAAATCTATCAACTAATGGAGGATCTGATTTTGCTATTGACCATGAAGGTACTAAATCATTTGCAAATGATTTATCTCTACTTTATAAGAGATTGACAAATACAATAGCATCAACTCTTTCTGCATATAGTGCATTGTTGGCATTTAGATCAACTACACTTAAAGCTACTGATGAGTATATCAAAGCACATCCATTACCAAAGAAAGAAGGTCCTGTATCAAAAGCAGTTAACAAGGTAAAGGGAGCAATTCACAAAAATAAAGGCGATGAAGATGATGATTTTAGTGATGATTTCTTTGATGATGACGAAGAAGATAATAATGACAAGAAGTAATTGAAATATGATAGGTCCTGTTATTCAGGACCTATCTTTTTAATTGAGAAAGAAGTTGATTAAAATGATATATGGTACTTCAACAGTTGCTAGTGTTGTAGAAGAAAGTGTATGCAGAACTTCTAAAGATTATAAATTCACAGATATTGGAATTTATAAAGTACATTCAAATACATTATTACCAGATGTACCATTTGAGGAAGAATCAGATCAGCCATATGATATAGATGAAACTATATTTCTGAATGATGAAGAAACTAAAATGGAATTTACAACTTTGACGGAATGCCAAAATTATATTACTGCCCGTTATATTGGTAGAGCTCCTCTGGAATGGTATGATAATAAAACTACAACTAAGATGGGAAGACAATTTATTATGCAATGTAGAGGTGGAAAAACTGGAGATGATTATAGAATCTTTGGAACTGAAGATGCTATTCGAGGATATAATAAGAATGCAAATGACAATAGTGAATTACCTGGAGGAGGTGAAACATAATGTCAATGCCTGGAACCAATCAACCAGATATTACATATTTAGATACTTATATTGAAGATGGTCAAAAAGCTACTATTTCACTTGCTAACTTTTATGATACTACATTGGTAAAAAATATGATTAGAGAAAATCATATTTATAGAACTGCAATGAATGATTTCTTTTTAAAACATAGAGATCAACTATCTGATTCAATTGAATTATATAGTATTCCAGATTCCATGTTTTATAGACCAAAGTCAGTTAGTCTAGATTTATATGGAACTACTGAATTATGGTTAGCATTATTAAGAGTTAATGATTTTAAATCGGTAGCTGACTTCCATTATAATGTTATAAAGGTATATAGCCCATCAGATTTATATGAGCTGATAAATATATTTTTTAAACGAGAAGGAATTCGATGAGATTACCACAATCTTGTAACTATTATAATAAAAAATAAAATATAGTAAATATCTGAAAGGAGATATAATAAAATGACAAAGGATCAATTTAGTTTATTAGATGATTTACTCACCGAGTCAACGACTGATGAGAATAATGATACATTTGGAACTCAGCGTCATGATGTATCTATTCCAGTTCCACAGACGACTCAGCTCACTACTAAGCAACATGATGCTGCATTAACTGCATTAAAGCAGAGCTTTAAGGAAGCAGCTGATATTATTGATTCAATTATGAATGCTGAAATAGTTGATGATAAAGTATATGATGAGCAGGCTGAGTTTACAGAGAATGCACTCACAGATGCATTATATGAATCAGTAATCAATGGACCATTATTTGAGAAGGTTGATAGAACTGATAAGGAAGCTGTAAAGAATATTGTAAAAACAATTGGACCAAAGGTTGGAAAGTTTGTTAAACAAGAGAAGACAGTGGTTTATAAACCATATAAGTTTGTTCTTAAGTTACTTACAGGAGCTGGGCTACTTGCTGCAAGTGGTGCTATTTCTACAGCTGCAGGTGTAGCTAATATGGCTGCTGCAGGCATTAACGTTGCTAAAGGTGCCGCAATTGCTACTGGAGCTATAGAAGGTGCTGCAAGTGGTGCTATTGCTACTTCAATTTCTCAATGCTGGAGTCAGCATGCATGGCAGTTTATTGGAACAATTGGATGTGAGAAAGCTGATATTCAAACATTTGTTGATTCAATTAATAAAGAATTTGCTGAAGATCTCGGCGAATATAGAATACTTTATGTATCAACAACTCCAAATCTTGCTGATCTCTTCAGAACTAAGTTCAATTGGAAGAATCATAATCAATTCTATTTACTCTTAGTTGATAAGAAACTTCCTAAGGAAATTACAAAGGGTATTAAAGATACAGATAAGGCACTTGCTAGCTCAGGTGAAGAGAAAAAAGAAGAACCTAAAAATGATAACGAATAATAAAAAAGAAGAGGGAGCTTATCCCTCTTCTTTTAACTTATTTAAGTGGTCTTGTAACTCAACTATCTCAAGCACATTGATAACAGCAATTAGATTATCATTGATATAAGTAAACTGATTATTATCAATCTGGATTTTAATTGGAAATTCTTCTAGATCCATTTCTTCCATAAACTCATTCCAATGATTTTGCTGAAACTGAATAAATGCTTCATCAGATCCTCTTTCTCTGAATCTTCGCATAAATTCTTCCTTCACATAATCATCATTCTCTGGATATATCAGATAATAATTAATGCCATTCTCTCTCAATGCATCTCTAACGGCTTTATGAGATGATACAAATATGATATCTTCAGCATCCATATGCTCTTTAATATGAGCAATATAGTTATTAGGGAAATCAGGATTTCTAGTATCAGTCTTATTACCCTCTTCATCATAAATCCAACTGAACAATGATGAATCAGAATCTAATATCTTTGATCCTTTCTCCTTATCTAAACACTTATCTGAATAAATCGAATAGTTATTGTAATACCATGACTTACCACATCCTGGGTATGCTGAAATAATTTTAGCTGACATTTAGTTATCCTCCATTTTTGTATTTTTATTTATACCAGCATCAATAAAATTTTTACCATAGTCTTTCTTTGTTGTATCCAATATAATGCCTGATAAGTTCTCAGATATATTATCAATGATATCAGATGATTTACCTGCAGTTGATTTTGTATTTTTAATAATATCATTGGCGATAGATTCTAATTTATTTATACTATCAATTGTTGGTCCTGCATCAGTTGCAGTCATTTTTTCATAATCTTTTAAATCAGATTCTACTTGTTCTCGTGATCCTGGTTCATTGCTGACTTGAACGCTTCGAACATCATCAATATTATCGGCATCATTATCAGTGATACTACTATTATTATCATTAGTGACCATATTATCAATAATGCTACCATCATTACCTATCACCTCCTGATTATTGATATTATTATCTGAAGGTATTTTGGCTGTACTAACACAACATTCTGGATGGGTTACTTTCACAGCTGTTGTGACAGAATCTAAAAGATCATCACTTTCATCTATCACTGGATCAAGTCCTCTACCAATTTTGATTGCTTTAGTTATATTGATAACTTTTTCTTTGGTATTTCCAGACATATCAATCCTAGCTATTACTTCATATAAATTATCTATCGAATATATAGCATTATAATGTTTCAATGATTGTGCTAATTTGTGTAATTCATCTTCAGGCTCAGGTTCACTGATATCTTTTTCCAGCTCTTCCAAGTCTTCAAAGAATTCATCCATTGGCACTTCAGTATTTTCCTTAGCTTCATCATGATCATAATCTTGAGATCTATCATTTGTATTAACTACCTGAGTAGATACTGGAATATTTGATTTAGATTTGAATGTCTTGTTAATGAAATTATGGAATTGCATCTTTAATTGGTTATCATAGATATTTCCATTATCGTCTTTAAATTTCATATTATCCTCCTATTGTTTTGATATTTTTACATATACTCCATCATCTTCTATTTCATCATTCTGTCCATTATCGATGATTATATTAGCATCTGGAATAGTCTTTTTACATGATGATACGAATTCATTAAATTGGCCTATATTTTCAAAACTGTCTAACTTAATAATGAATATTTTTGTTATAGATGATGCTACCATGTTGACAATATCATCTAATTGATTTGAGTTGCTATTAACATAATTCCTTTTTGTCATATTCATCTTATTTATCCCTCTTACTTTTACAAACTTTATTCATAGACTCCATATTTAATTTTCTGAATATTCAAATAATTTTTTATTATCATTACTGAATATTTCTATCTTGTACGATAATCCAGCTATTCTAATAAATCTAGAAAATATTTGAGCTGATAAAGGTTTCTTACCATTCAAAGTAGTCATCATATTATTGATAGTATAATCATCAACATTATCTGATTTTAATGTTGACTTGGTTATATTCTCCATGATTATCAATATCTTTATAATTTTCTTAAATGGATCATCCTTAGTATTTAAAATATCATCATATTTAACAATTCCAGTATCAAATGTATTCTTTCTGTAATTATATGATAATAATCTTTTATTACCTTTATATACAGTAACATTGTAATTTATGTGTAAAATCACATCTACCCATATACACCACTTGTCCATTCGCATAAATGTGATTTTAGATAGAGATTGATACATATTAGTCAGTATCTTTTCTTCTATCTTTGGTCTGCACATATCTACTAGATCTACCATAGTAATATTCATTGCAGTTATTGTGCCTTTCACGCACTGTGTAAACATATTATCTCCATCGCATAATTGAGGAACTAATATTTCATCGTTGTCACACAGCCGTTGTTTATAAAGTATCTTATTAGCTTCTTCATTTGTCAGTCTATCAGATATATCTGATATACCAATTTTTATCATATCTTTAACATTTTTATTATTACTAAATTTAGTAATAATCTTTTTCTTCCCATCATATATAGGATAGAAACCAGTCAAAGCATCTGATGTTGTAGCAGCTCGGGAAAACATATACAGTCTTCCATCTGTTGGATCATAATACAATTTTCCTTCAAGCATATTAGGCTCATTTATATCCCCATATACTTCATATGTCTTTTTTGATCCAGCAATAATCCCGATCATAAAAATAAACTCCTTTCTATATTATTATACAAATATAATATATAAGTAAAATCTTCAAGAATATAAATACAGGGGTTATATAACCCCTGTATTATTTGTTTATTTAAATTCATCAAACTTCGGCTGTATATCAACTATTGCTGGATTAGTGCCAGTATGTTCTACCTTATTCTTTTGATCAATAAACATATTGTACATTAATAATGATGTCAATTCATTGAGAGTTAATAGAACAGATGACTGTTCATTATTAAATTTAATCTTTATACCCTCAATTCTATTATCATCCTGAGTTATCACAACAGCTGACAATTCAATTGTCATAGTACCAATCATGAATACTCTACGCACCTTACTAGCAGCTTCTTCATTCAATTCTAATCGTTTTCCAGTGTATGTATACAAATCAGGAATTAATAAATCTTTACTGATTAATTCCAATTCAGACACAAATACTGGTAGATTAAATTTAGTCATAGTTAATGTATCATTAGGATTCCATATTGGTCTAATTCTATTACCATTCTCATCAACTGTATTTGCTCTAATGATAGATAATAATACAATTGGATATAACGCAACTGAATTACTCCTATTTCCATCTACACTACTAATATACTCACTAGTCCTAGTATCATCCACATTAAGTCTTATCTCCAATCTGAGTTTATTAGGAATAGTTAAGCATTGATATCTTGCTGTTTGTTTCACATTTATGTCCTCCAATTTTTATTTTTCTTCCATTAATTGATTTTCATCAAATTTTCTATAATTATCCCTTGGATCTTTTTCTACAATAATATCCATGGGTTCATTTGTAACTCCATATACTTTTAACTTTCCTTCAGATGCATGATATAATGCATCTAATGTTTTGTTATATTCTTCTTCTGAATCACATACTATTCTTAATGATTCCCAATCGTCATCTAATTTTTCTTCTTCCATATACTTGGCTATTTTATAATGCATTTCGTTTTCATATAATGAATCATCAAAATACATTGATTTCATATCACAAAATGGTGACAACTCCCCTGACTGGCCCGGATCTGAGGCACTGCCTTGTGCAAGGTCTGTCCAACCGACCATAGATGGATGTAATATACGTTGACGAATTGGGATTCTTCTAGTATCATTTCCTCCTAGTGAATTTGGCAATTATCTTCATATTAGTTCGCAACACTAATACAGTTCCTTTATGAACTTCTCATACTCTCGTATGACAATAACCTATCTCAAGGTTAAGGTGTGTTTCCACAGTTGAGACTATATCTTTACTATATTATCTTTTACCAATGAATATAGTACCACTCGTTTCCCATTACTCTATTCCCTGTCAGGGTTTATAGCCCTCATTAGCTTAGGGGGTACTCTACTGACTACATTGTATAGGTTATTAGTCCATATACGTAGTTGACCGATAGTCGTTGAACTTTGTATTATTTTATTTTCACATTTTACTATTTAAAACTAAAATTAATTATACCTAGCTGCCTGTGATTGTCTAATCCTAAATGATTTTACCATCCGATAGTCGTTATACTATCTGCTACACTGTATCAGCTGCGGTTATTTAGGCTATAAAGAGTTTCCGGCAATTAGTAGTGGTAAGGCTCGTAAATTTACTGCTATGAGGCTAGTAATAGGCAACCTTTTTTAGTGTATGTAAGGAAGGAATGAAAATCCATATCTGAATTTGATTCTGCATATCTAAGAACTCCAGATGAATATAACTTTGTTAGAAAAATATCTTCCAATTATCTTCACATAATTTCGCATGCGGATTATGTAGTTCCCTTATGAACTTCTCCTACTTTCATAGGACAACATGTTATTTCAAACATGAGGTGCATTACTGCAGTTGTGACTATATCTTCTATTATATTCTATTACCAAATATAACAGTCTCTCGTTTCCTTTTACATATAACCATTCCATTGTTATATAACCCAATTCTACTTGGTAAGTACTCTACTGACTATATTAGTACCGTATTTCTCGAATACTATAGTTGGTCGATAGTCGATGAACACTCATCTTTACAGATGATTAGCTGCGATGATTATCCCTATTCAATACCTTTTAACTATACCTTGAGATATTACCTCTTGCCATTTATTATATTTCTATAATAATTTAGTAGTATTGACTTAGCAGGAACTTCCCGCAATTATGAGAGAATCCCCAAAGAGATTTTAGGGAATCTGAAAAGTTTTAAATAATCAGATATAAGAGCTTTATCACCCAGACTTACTATACGATTAATTCGTTTTGATACTTCAGCAGTTACAAAACTTCCTAAGTACTCATTGCATCTTAATCGCTTATTCTCCATTGATAAATTATCTTTTGCCCATAGTTTATGATAATTCTGAATTATCCATCTAAGTAAATGATAAATATCTTGTTTATCGTAATCATTGATCTTTAATTCTTTCTTAGATACATCATCAAGTAATCTATTAAAGAATATATGTTGATATACTCCTCTACGTACAGTATTCTTTCCACCTACTATTATCATCCACTCTTCCCAATCATCTATCTTGTCATATGAGATTTTAGTTTCTTCAAATAGTTTTATTAGACATCCTACTATAGATCTTACATAGATTTCTTTATCAAATATATTCTTCTTCACTATAACAACAATATCACTTTTCTTTCCGCAGTCAAATTTAATTATTTTATCTGAATCAGGATAGTTTCCATCTTTCTTTCCAACATAAATAAATTTATCCACTTCCATAAATATCAATGTCTTTGTAATACCAAGATTCGAATATATCAATAATACATTAATTGCATTCTTGAATATCTGAATTGTATATATTGGAATTTGATATTCATTTCCTTTGGTATCTGTAAAGTTTTCCTTTATAGTCTTTACACATATTGGCATTAGTGATTTAATTGTTACAGCTCCAAATGATGGATATAACATTTTATCTACCATCTGGTATATTAAATAACATTTCTTTCCTTTTATCATACAATAACCATTCTCATCTATCAGTGGGATTAGAATTGGTTTCGTTAGATAGTGAACCTTTAGTACTCCATCTTTATCATGGCCAGATACTTCAATGTTTAAATACATTACTCCACATCTAGTTTCTGATATATTTTTGATGGCCTTATTCTTATTTGCATTTCTTCTGATAACATGATCATTTACATCATACTTATCTTCATCAGGCTCCCATTCATAGCTCAATATTTTTATATTGGGCAGAATTTCAAATCCTTTAAATGCATCGAATATGTACTCTTCCAATGGTTTATCATATGACTTTTGAATTAATCCAACATTTAAATTTTCTTTGTATGGATTGGGTAATTTATTAATATATTTCTTCATGATACACCTCCTATTATATCATTATATTGATATCTAATTGGCTCTCCTTTATTGTTGCATTTCATATTTAACAACCTCCTTTCACTTGTCCAATAAAAAATATATAATTAAAATTTTTATTAGGATCCATGTTTATCATAATAACTGAATTTATTCTTGATAATTATCTCCTGACATCAAAAATATTAATAGTCCTAATAATATCAATAATTCTTCTCTGTTCTCTGTAATCCATTCAGTAAATTTTCCCATAACTATATACCCCCAGTAATATTATTTTTGTAATAATTATGTTCGTATAAAGAGGCGAAAAAATAGAGGGAGTTAATACTCCCTCTATCTATTTACTGATTATTTTCTTTTGCTGCTCTATCAGCAATTGTTCCATATGTTGCAATGATATCATCATATAGTTGATCTAACAAGTTTTGAAGATTTGTTTTGATTCTTTCTTTGATACTATCAGGAATAAGATTTCTGATATAATTATCAAGTGCAATAACCATTGCTGTTGTCTCTCTTCTATCTTTCCCATCATAATTATCATAATTAGAATATGTTACTTTTGTCATGAAATATAAACAAATCATATTATTCAACTCACGATATTTTGTATCAAGAAATTTTTCTTCAAACTTTGATAATTCAAATATGACCTTAGAAGGAATATGAATCTTATGAAGTTTATCAGATGCTCTATTAATTCTGTAATCAATATCTTTCTTGCTTCCCCATGCCTTAATTAATGATTTTTTCATTGTATCACTAATGGGTTCAGATAGAAAGTCAAGATATTTAGCCTGCTTATATTCATTTACACTAGCCAACATTTTCTCTTTCGATTCTTCATCTTCACATTCATTAGCAATTTTTTCTAACTCCAATATATGCTGCTCTTCATTCAATTCAATAAGCTTAGATCTAGACTCCTCTATATTTCTGTATTCTTTAAGTGCAGATACATAATTAAATTGGTCATCAGCAGCTGCTTTAATACGATCCATTGTCTGCTCATGATCAACACCAATGATTGGATGTCCTGATCCAAAGATTCCAATAACATCATCTTCAGTCATTGAATCTAAACCATTGAAGAAATTATATGTTTCTTCTGTTTGATCTTCTGTCTTAGGAGTGCAATGCTCATTATTAAAAGCCCATATCTTTTTCATCTGATCTTCAGTAATACTATATTCTTTCTTTGTCGCCTTTAAATCCTCTGACATGAGTTCAAGCATCTCTCTGGCATTCTTAATCATATCATCAAGTTGATCTAATGTTTCAGGAGTTATTGTGCCATCTTCACCAATCAATGATACAGAATCTTCAGTATCATCAGAATTATCAATACTCTTATTATTGTCATCAATAATCTCTTGTGATTCATCTTCACTCACTCCTTTACTCATCAAATAATCTTTCATATCTTGATCTGATTGTGGGAATTGTACAATATTATCATCATTCTCGTTTGGTTCCATTATTGCTATACCTCCTATACATATGCTTCTACAGTTTCTTGATGTGAGTTATCAACATCTGGGTCCATTACTATACATTGATTTCCTGAGATAAGGATCTTTACTAATTCAGAAGCAACTGTCAATACCATTACGTCAGTTTCAGCTGATGTTACAATATTTTCATTGTACTCTAATGTCTCAATATCAAATACTTTCATACTCTTAATAGACTCTAAAAGTATTTCTTCTTTCTTTGCATTAGCTTCTTTATTTAATTCAGGAAGTCCTTCCTCAGTTGTATATTGCCATCTTGGAATCAATTTATGTATTCCTAATCCATCTGGACCACGAAGTACTTTTATGTATACCAACTCACATGATTTGACAATCATTTCTAATATCATAATCTCCAATATAACATCTTCTGGTATTTCACTATTTTGTGAATTATAATAAGATTGTAATTCTAATATACGATCAGTAGCTGCTTTTATTATACTTAACTGGCATCCTGGTACAATACCATACTTTATGGCTGATCTGATACACTTGATAACATCTTCAACTGAATCCCATATAATATTTTTCTGTAATGAGCTATCAGCTCCTATATAATAAATATATGTATTTAAATGAAGTTTCATGACTCTAGCATTAGCTTTATATATCTTTTCAGAGAATGATTGTCTTTCATTGTCTGTCTGAGATTCAATATCGCTAAGATCTTGATTAGCCCTATTGACAAGATCTTTATATCTGTCATACTCAAATATATCATCATCTGGTTTAAATATAGAACCATTATTACATGTCAACATAGCTGATTTAGCATGACATATTAATTGATATAATGGATATGTTTCATCTTCTAATATATTTTCAACCATCGTATCTGATCCATCTGCATAAATAGATGCTGTCATTTCTGTTGCTAAACTTTGTGTTATTACTTTTCCTTTTAATATAACAGCGAGATCACCAAGATCATTATCATCTACTTTAGACCGTAAATACTGAGCTGATATAAGATTTATATTTCCTTGTCTGAATTCTATAGTTGTATATTGCTGCAATATTGTTTCACACATTAATACATCATACTGAGGAGCAATAATCAATAACTTAGATCCTTTAGCTTTCAATACTTCATTAATCTTAAATATGACATTCTGCATGAAATCTGATTCTAATTTATGATCAAATATCATCACATAAATATCTGATTCTTCTGTACTTAAGTCTTCATTCTTTACATATGCATCACTAATTAAATTAGCTGCAAAATCATACCCATCAATCTTCTCAACATATGATTTATTTGTAGGAGAATCTTTCTGTTTAATTGAAGGAGAAGCTGTTTCCTTGTATATATTAGCAATATTCTCACTTATCTCTTTATTACCATTACTAGAAACATATGCTAAATTATAAATAGTATCACTATCTAAATCAATTGGTTTAGAATAATCAGATACTCTATCACACAAATCTTTTACAACCTTATCCCAAGTATTTATAAATTGCCTTGGTAAACGGTATGAAGCATATATCTTATCTTTGCATGATTTATAGGTAGAAAATAATGCATCAGTCAATGCAATAGCTGTTGTAGTTCCATCACCTACAGTATTATTCATTTTGGTACATGGTCCCATTATTAAATTCAATATCATTCTCTTATACTTATTATGAAAACGATAATTCTTTAATATTGAATATCCATCTTTAGTAGCTTCTGTCAATGATCCATCTAGTATAGTAGCTGATGATCCAAGTGGTCCAAGTGATTTAGATAAATTTGTAGATATTACATTGAATACTTCTTGTACCAATCCTTCAAACTCAGCTTGGGGGATAATGTTACTCTGTGTGTCATTTGAATATTTTAAAAATTCCATATTGATGTTTCCTTTCTTAATTTAATATTATCATTATTTGTAATTATATATGATTTTAATAATAACTGATTGTGGATATTTACATTTAAAATAATAAAAAGGAGGGATTGATTTTGATAGATGAAGATAAATTGTATGAACAAGCTTATGGAGATATTCCTGATACACAAATTGGAAGGGTTGAATATATATTAGGTAAAAGAGCTAATAATGAAAAGTTTAATGCTGAGATTGCTAAAGAAGGTAAAAAAATAAAAAGAATAAAATATAAGACTATTGAATTCACAATGTGGAAAATTGTGAAACCATCTAGAAGACCTAGAGCTAATAGTCGAAGTGGATATATCAGAATGTATGTTCCGGGAGCAAGAGAAGCTGGAGATTGGTTTGAAAAATTTTGCAATGAAAATAATTTGCCATTCATAAATACCCCATGTAAATTATATATGGAAATATATGAGAAGACTCCATCTAGTTTCAGTATAAAGAATAAGGTATTAGCAGAATTGGGAATTATTAGACCATGGAAGAGAACTGGTGATTTTGATAATTATGCAAAGACAATAGCTGACTGTATACAACATGGAATGCTTGAGGATGATTGTTTGATTATAGAATCTAAACAGCAGTTATTCTATTCGATAAAACCACATGCTCATGTTAAAATAGAATATATGGAAAAATGGCCTGAATATTAAGGAGGTGATTAATTATGATGGGAAAGGATTGTGAATCTCTATTATCAGGGATTACAAGTATAAAGAAATCATTAGATGATGGGATAGTCAGTTTGGCTGGTGAGTTAGCTAGCTCTACAGTAGTAATTGATACATCAATAAGTGTGAATGAAGATTCACACAGTGGTACATTGAAAGTAGATGAAAAAGAAAAAACAGCTTCTTCATCATCATATTTCTCAGCTGTTCAATCAGCTATATCAGAAAGTAATACTGTTATTGGACAGATGAAAACATTAGGTAGTCAGATGTATGTATCAGAACCAGAAGGATTTAACAACTCATATGGAAGTCCATGGAAAGAAATTAATAGATTATCTTCTATATTAACATCAGTAGAAACATATGCAAATGCTCACTCTACCATGAAACATGTTGGTGAGAAAGCAGGATTAATAGGACTGATGTCTATGGCTGCATCTGCATGTGTAGACGCTAAGTGGGCATTAATAACATACAATGACTATGTACAGAGAGGGTTTGATACCAAATATAATAACAATACTCCTTCAATAACATTTGCTAGAACAAAAAATAGAAGAACCACTGGAAATATTACACAGCCCATATCAGAAAATGTACATATTGCTGATGAATCTACAGATCCGTATTAATACAAAAAAGAAGAGGGATTTATATCCCTCTTCTAATCTTGTTTTGCTTTATAGTACTTATACAATCCATAACTGTTTATCATATCTTCTTCTGTATCTAATGCTTTATTATAAATATTTTCAAGTTGATCTATTATATCATCTTCTCTTCTGTTTTCATATATACATTCATATCTAACTTTAGAGAGCTCGGTAGATGTCAGCTCAACTAAGTGCGTAATTAATACTAGATATACATTGTATCGCTGAATCAATAATTCACAATACTTAGCTATTTCACTATTAGATGAGACATATAACATTGCTAAGTTCAGGTACTGTGTATATTCCTGGATTAAACCAATTGATCTCTCAGATGAACTGGTTATTGCATCAATATTGTTTTTTAATACATCTAAATGCTCTTTGTATTGTTCCATATTATTTTCCCCTTTACAATTTAATTGCTTTTCTAATAATAGATGATATGTATCCTGGAAGATATTCAAGTGGTGATACATTCTCTAAATCTTTGGTAGTTGACAATGGGTTGTCATAATCGGTATATCCATTATCACACTTAAATAGTTTCGCCTCTTCCTTATCTAAGAAAAGTATCACCCATTCTGCGATCTTGTTTTTACCAACTATATTAATCTGGTTTCCTCCATAGTAAATATGTAGTGCATAATTTCCACCTTCAAGTAATTTAATTTGTCCTGCATTCTTTTGTGCATACTCAAGAAAATCAGCATATGATAGCTGATCCTTATACCTGAGTTTATTAACTGCCTGATTCTTTGTAGCATATGTAGCTACTTTAGCTATGTTATCATTGTGAGGAGCAGATGCAATTAAGGTAAATTTTTCTTTTTCATCTCCTTCTCCATAACAGATACAGAAATCTTCAACCTCATATTTTTCCAGAGTATTGAGAATCTCTTTCATACAATCAAACTTGTTGTCCATCATTTATTTCCCCCTTAAATAAATTTTGTTCTATCATTGTTTTAATATCATAGATATTTGGATAAACTAAAATGAGTGGTACATATTTATCGTGATCACGTATTATAATTTCATCAATATGTACCGGTACTCTAATTAAATCATTATTATCCTTAATGCTTAGAAATAACGAGCTTGGTTTATTTGGGTCAATTTGAAGATATTTTCTATTTAGTATCATATCTTCTATTGATTTACTAAAACATATTCTTTGTTTCATTTTTATTTCCTCCATTCAATTATATTGTAATAAACTCACTCTTTATTACATTATTAGAATATATAATTTCATAATAAAAGTATACGAACAAAAAATAGTGAGGACTTTAATCCTCACTATTTTTAAATTCCTTATACAAATTATATGTATTTGTAATATCTGCTGCAACTCCATTTATGTCATCAATGAATTTATCTAACTTATTAATATACTCATCATTTTCAATTTTTGATTTATAATCATTTATTTCTGTGGTAAGTTGAGTATATGTATTTGTTAAGTTGCTATATAAATCATCATATGACATAAATATTCCCTCAGGTTGTTCATCTGGTGTATTTTGTCCATGACCCATAGCAATCATACCATTCCATTGTTCACATATTGCATTAGAAACTTTGACAATATTTTGAACTTTCTTCTCCTCCTCTTCTATAAATTTTTCATCAAATGACATATCATTCATTGTCATATTATTATACCTCCTATTATATCATAGCTTTTTTAATATATTTTTCTAATTTAGATTTACTCATTGGAGTATCATACTCGATAGCTAGATACTGATAATATTTTTCTACTATTGGTACAGATGGGTCCAATATGAAATTATATGTTGTATCAGAATCATCTTCTAGTCCATTATCTATTACTTCATATGATGTTTCCTTAATAGATGTAGTGAATAGTTTTTCATTAAATAAAACTGAAGTAAGATTCTCTTTGAATGATGGATCTAAGTTATCAGGAGTTTTAAATACCAATTTAATCTTTCCTACTTTATTACCGCTAAACAAATCAACATTCTCATCTTTAATTCTATTAATCTCATTTATTATATTTTCTTGACTTAAATATATCTCTGATTGTGGATTATATTCATATGTCTTATAAATATAAGCTTCAGTATTTTCTACAAATATAAATTTATCATCTTCTATAATACCATATCCTTTTGGATCTTCCTCTCCAAAACAACTTCTAAACAATGACCCTACATAATAAACTTTATCATCAATATTAGTATATGTATGGTAGTGCCCAAATACAGTTAAGATAGAAGCATTAATTAGTTCCTGTGATTTAAATCTAGGAACTTGTTTTTCATTATTAGATTTATTATTTGATGAATATGATATTATCGAAGGCATTCCATCTTCTATTATTCCATGCCCGAATATATAGTCATACTTTTTATTACTATATAAATAGTCTTTATAAAATTCATGTTTATCATCAATATATTCCTCAGGTAAATATAAGATATTCTTACCATCGATGCATTCTTCAGTAGCAGTATCAAATACTTTCATGTCCACATTTTTAGAAGTTAAATGATAATTAAATAATTTATATTGATTCATCTCATGTGATTCTGTTCCATATATTATTCTAATTTTGGTATTATTTCGTTTTGATAATCTAATTATTAGTGACATTATATTCACTGCTAGTGATATATATTCTTCATTGGCTTTAAATAGCCTGTCAAAATAATCTCCCAATATAACTATCATATCACATTTCTTATATCCTGCTTCTTTTTCTAATATATCAGTTACTACATGATAGAAATATTGCGTATCTTTAATTGATCCAATATGCAGATCAGCAATTAATAATATTCTCATTTTTATTCCTCCATTTATATGAAAATAATATATTATTAAAAACAATGTATTTTCACAATACAAATTTTTAAATATTAAAAATATTATAATTACATCTAATGGAATATGACATAATAGCCTAATATTTTTGATAAAATAACTTTATAACATTTTAAAAATAGAAGGGAGAAACTATTATGAGCAATAAGTACTTGGGGGGGGGATTCCCAGATTAAAAGCCTAATACAAAATATAATAAAAAATGTACCACGTGAAGAATATAGTGGTGATGATATTAAAAAGATGCGAATGCAAACGTGTAAACATGAAAATCTAATATATCAATATAATAATGATGCAACATGTACTGAAGATGGTACTGAGGATGAGATATGTAATGAATGTGGATATACAGAAACAAAAATTAAAGTAGGATCGGCTTTAGGTCATATTTATCCATCTGAGTGGACTATCAGTAAAGAAGCTACTTGTGAAGAAGATGGTATAAAAATAAAAGTATGTACTAGATGTGGTAACGATCAGATTACTGATACTATTTTTAAATTAGGGCATAGTTATCCTGATGATTGGACTATAGTAACACCAGCATCTTGTGAAGTTGAAGGACTTAAGAAAAAGAAATGTATTAGATGTGATAATGAAATAACAGAAGTTATACCAGCATTGGAACATACATGGTCTGATAATGGAGATGGTACTCACACATGTATTACAGAAGGTGGATGTGGTACAACAGAAGAATGTAGCCCATCAGATCCAGGAACTACATGTGAAAAATGTGGA